ATGCCGACATGGAACGAGATCAACTTAGAGATTGACTCGCTCCAGGGTCAGGGCTTTCACGACGCGCAGAATGCGGTCCGTCAAAAGTATATAGGCCAGCTCGCCGGAAGGCTAAAGCGGCCTGTTATAGCATATTATTCAGGGTTTTTACTCAGACGGGATGCATCCGGCCGGATGCATCCCGAGTGTGCGGTCAGCGACCTCGACATGAACGGTCTTATGGCCGTTGTTCACGGCCTTGATAGATCGCAGGGTCTTGACCTTGTCCTGCATACGCCCGGCGGAGGAATTGAGGCCGGCCGCGCCATGGTAGAATACCTTTACAAGATGTTTGGTACCGACCTGCGGGTGTTCATACCGCATATGGCAATGAGTGTCGGCACTATGATTGCCTGTGCCGCCAAGCAAATATTCATGGCCAAGCACTCATGCTTGGGACCAACCGATCCGCAGGTCAATGGTCTGCCGGCTATGGGCATATTGGCTGAAGTCGATAAAGCAATCGAAGACATCAAGAAAGATCCCATGCGCCAGATCGTCTGGCAGGCTGTTTTTGCTAAATACCCGCCAGCATTTATTCTTGACTGCGAGCGCTCAGTAAAGGGCGCTCGTGCAATGGTCAAAGGATGGCTGGCCGGCAACATGTTTGCACATTTGCAGAATCCTGAAATCGCAGCCGAAGCTGTCATTTCAGGTTTGATGAACTACAGTGAAAATACAGAGCATGGCGAGCATTATTTAATTGATAAGTGTAGGGCGATTGGCCTAAATGTCGCCGCCATCGAAGATGACCAAGATCTGCAAGAAAGTCTTCTTAGTGTCCATCATTCCTATATGGCGACATTTGCGCGGACCCAATCGGTGAAGATAATCGAAAACTCAGCCGGCAATGCCTGGGTGATTGGTTAATTAATCAGCAAGAACTGGGTACCTCATGACCGCCGGCGAGGCCTACAAGGCAAAGCTCCTGACTGAGGACGCCCTCGAGGCGGCGACGGCAGCCTATCTCGCCGACCCTTCGAAGCCGGTGGTGCTGGAGATCGGCGACAAGCGCCTCGACGTCGCCGCGGCCGTCATGGCTCACCAGTGGTCGGCCGACGAACTGGCGGTCGAGGATGCGACACCGGCCCGGCGGCGGAATGCGGTGAGGACGGCGGTGCTGTTGGCGCCGTTGGCATGAACGAGTTCGCCGGCCATGGAAGCGAATGAGTGCCGGGGGTTCTGTGTCGTCACACCCTCCAGCTTCGCGCGAGTGGAGATCTGCTCGAGCGCCGCGTCGAGGTGCCGAATGGGCCTGCGCCTCGAGCGATCGGCAGGACGAAGGGCGAGCCCTTCGTCCTCTCCAGCCCCCAGGAACGCCATCGGGCCCAACCTCCGCCCGATCGCATCAGTCCGCCGCTGCACGCCTTGCGTCTCGATGCCGACGTCGGCACATCCCGGCTGCCGCGTGCTCAACGCGAGACAGGGAACCGAGCTTGTACAAGGTAACAGGAACCGACCCAACCGGCCGCGCGCTGACGTTTGCCTGCGGCACGGATTTGCAGGCGCTCGACAAGGTCCGGGAGCTGATGGGGCGAGGCTTCCGCGACATCTTGGTTGCTGATCCAAAAGGGCAGCAGACGAGCGGGACTGCCTTCGAGCGCTCGGTCGGCCTGGAATACGACTGAAACCATTCATGCCCAAAGATGCCCGAAGCGGATCACACAGCGGCCACCCTTGCCGGTCATAGCTGCGCTTCGATCAATCCTGGGCCGAACCCATGCAGAACCTGCGCGCCTCGTTCCTGACTGCCGTTGGCATCGGCCTGATTGTCCTCGCCATGGCTGGCGTAGCTGAGCGGGACATGCAGGCGCGCGTGGAGCGCGCACTGCTGCCCGCCGCCGTGGTCCAGACGGTGAGCAGCGCGTCTGCGACGCGGTAGAAGCCATTAGCGAGAACCGCAGAGCCGAATGGGGCGCGCGAGCGCGGGAGTTCACCACTGCCGACGACAGGCCGCCTGACCCTCAGACCCCGTCCCGCCGCTCGCCCCGCGCCACCTCGGCCATCATCTCGTCCGGCAGCGGCCGCTGCAGCTGCAGAGCCTCCTCGGCCGGCGCTTCGAGCCAGGTGCGCCATTCCTCCGCGGTGGTGAGCAGCACGGGCATCGCCTTCGGGTGTACCGGTCCGACCACGCCGTTCGCCTCGGTCGTCAGGAATGAGAACAGGCGGTGCTCCTCCTCGACGGGCTCGTCCCGCTTCGGGCCGCGCACGCCTGTCCAGGGCCGCCAGATCCCCGCGAAGGCGAAGAGCGGCCGGCTCTCATTGAGGGCGAACCACACCGGCGTCTTCCGGGGCTTCGTGTCAGCGTACTCGCTGAACGAGGTCACGGGCACGAGGCACCGATTCGCCGGCTTGAGCCAGGGCCGCCAGTAGGGCGAGGCGACGTTGCGCACGTTGGTGACCGGCTGGGTGCCAACCTTCGGCGGCGGTGGGAAGCCCCAGCGCATCATCGTCAGCACCCGCTCGCCGTCAGCGGCGTGCACGACGGGCGCCATCTGGTCGGGGAAGATCCCGGGCAGCGGCGGCAGATTGCCGGTCTCATCGCGGTCGACCGCGAAGGTGCGCCGGATCTCATCCTGAGAGCGGGCGGAGCTGTAGAGATTGCACATGGCCGGGATCGTAGCGGATCGGGCCCTGCCGGTCTCTTGATGCAGCGTGAGCGGCCTGTGACAACAGCCAAGGTGAGCGGACGGCGCGGGCGATCGGCATGAACGAGCAGGATGGGGCCGAGGAGCGATTTCAGGCCTGGGCCGCGCAGCAGGCGCTCGGCCCCCAGCCGCGGAAGTACGATCGGCCTGGCCGATGGGAGAACCGGATCTCTACCGCTATCGCAGTCGCGGTTTCAGCCTTGTTCTGGGCGGCCGTCCTGTTCGGCATGGTCCGCTGCGTCGGACAGGCGATGGCGCAGCCGGCCGGGCAGCCGTCGGTCCAGAACCCGTTCGAGCGCGGCGGGCCGCCGCGATCTGCGCCGGCGCCCGAGCGGCCGCGCAAGGTGCCTACCGGACCGGCCGACTCCGAGATCGTCAAGCGCCTGATCGCCGAATCGATCGCCGGCTATCATGGCCCCTGCGCCTGCCCTTACCAGCACGACCGCGCCGGCCGCTCGTGCGGCCGGCGCAGCGCCTACAACCGGCCGCGCGGGGCCAGGCCGCTGTGTTTCGAGGCGGACGTCACACCGGAGATGCTGGCGGCAGCTCGGTCTCGGCGGTGATTTCGTTTGTCAGCCCCGGACCACTCGGATGATTGACCACACCCGCTTCATCGCGGTGTCGGAGGATCGTCCGGCCGGGACCATTCCTCCGGCGCTCCAGCCCCTCATGCATGAGGCTGCGCGAGTGCTCGATGAGGGCGTAACCGACATCGTTCATCGCGTCGGCGGTCTGCTCGGACAGATTGGTTGCTTGGCAGGCGAGCTCCATAAGGGGCTCCATCTGCTCGACAATGATCCCGAGCGCCTGCACGAGCGAGGGCAGGATCGCCGCCACCTCATCGATCGTTGGGGGAGGCTTGGGGGGCATGGGGCGCCCCTCACTCCCGACAAACGGCGAGCGGTTTCGTTGGTGGATCGTCATCGCCGCCTACTCCTCTCGCCGCCGGTAGGGTTCGTTGCCGGGCGCACGCTCGATCGGTCCAGGACGCCGGGCAAGTGCCACCGGCCTTCCGGACGGATGATGACGAGAGGGTCTGCGCCGACGGCTATGGCGTCCGGATCCCGCGGAAGCTCGGCCAGCATCTCCGTGTATTCGTGATCCGAGAAAGCGAAGTCCTGGCCGCCGTCGAACGTCCGTGCTCCCGCCCGACGCCAGAACGGCATGAGGCGCTTTTGCGCGTGCCCGTAGACTTTCACATACCCCTTTTTGCGGCATAGCTCATGGGCCGCCCGGACGATCACGAATGCCATCCGTGAATTGCGGTACTCCGGCCTCACCGCCAGTCGTTCGACCTTCGCAAAATCTGCGAAGCACCGGATGCGCAACGAGGCCGCCGGCTCGTCACCCACGTAGCCGAGGAGATGCGTCGACGAGAGGTCGTTGCCGTCGAACTCCTCCTCCAGCGGACAGGCCTGTTCGGCCAGGAAGGCGACGGACCTGATCGCCATCACCTTGGTGAGATCGTCCAGCGATCGAACCACGGTGACCGTGTTCGCTTCGGTCGTGCTCGGATAGGTATCGTAGGCTGGGCGAACGGTGTCCTGCGGGCTCCGCCTGTAGATGTGGAACCCGCGCTGACCGGCTTCGTCGGCATCGAGCGGCTCGAACCCAACGGTATCGATCAGGCGGCGACCGGCCGCCGTCGGCCCCCAGGCGAGCAGATCCACATCGCTGTAGAGCGGCGTTGACATCTGTTGGAAGGCGAGCGCGACGCCGCCGGCAAGACGCCCAGGCGCATAGATCGCCCACACGTACAGTGCTGCAGGCTTTTCATGCTGGGCTGCGATGTAGTTTGGTGAAGGATTGGCACCGTCGAATTGACCGCCGAGCAGGGCTTTCCTGCCTTCGGATGTGAGCGGCAGCCACGCAATGAACCCTTCCGCACGAGGGTTGGCGCAGTCGTACTTATCGCGTCTTGCGAATGCGCTGAACGTTGAAGGATTGGCTGACATGACCCGTCTGACGACGTCAAGACTGGCTTGCGACCCTAGTTCTCTGCGGCAGACGTCGAACAAACGCTCGACCTCATCGATGCTGGGGGTGTAGATGACCACGTGACGCGAAATCCGCGTCACATCCATGTCGGCGAGCGCGCGGCGCGGGCGTGGAAGCCGCGTCGCCTGCTGATGGGCAAGAGAACCCGATCTTGCTAGATGAGATGACACCAGGAAGCCCCAAGTAGATCTAGGCGGAAACCTCCCGTTTGATTGCAGAAACAGAGGATCGTGTATGCGCAAGCCACAAGAACGGGGTGTTCTGAAAACGGAACACCCACCAGCCGATCGGCAGTACACGATGCCCGACTGGCATTCGCTCTGGATGCTGCTGGAGATCCACCGTTGTGGCTCGTTCCGGGCGGCCGCCCCACGGGTCGGGCTGTCGTTCAACGCACTGCGCAGCCGCATCAGCGAGTTGGAAACTACCTTGGGGGTGTCCCTCCTGACGAGAGGCGTGACCGGCATCAGGCCGACCCCGGAAGGCGCTAAGATCTTAGCTGAAGCGCAAAAAATGGAGGCTTCGGCCTATCAGATACTACGCGCAGGAGATTACTATTCGAGCGTCATCGACGGAGAAGTCAAGATTGCCGTCACAGAGGGCCTCGGATCTGCTTGGCTCGTACCCCGCATCATCGAGTTTCAGCGTCGGCATCCACGACTACGTATCGACCTTAGCTGCGGCATGACCTCGGCCGACGTGCTGAGAATGGAAGCCGATGTCGCAGTGCAGCTCACACGCCCGCAGGAAGCCGACTTGAAAGTGGTGCGGTTGGGATATCTCCACACGATGCCATTTGCATCCAATTCATACGCCAATAAATTTGGACTACCAACTCGCATTGAAGAAATTAGCGATCACACACTTGTATTTCAAATTTCCGAGGAAACATCCACGCTCTCGACATATGGGAAGACGCTTCCGGCGCTCCCCCGCGCACCTGCGATTGCAATCAAAACAAATGCGAGCAGCGCCCATACTCTGGCTGTCGCAAACGGGGCGGGCATCGGATGGCTTCCAACTTACGTCTATCCGTTGGGTATGGACCTAATCCCGATCGATTGCGGCCTCAACTTCCGCCTCGATGTGTGGCTGACATATCATCCCGATGTGGACCGCGTCCCTCGAATTCGCACTGCCATCGACTGGCTGCGCGCCTGTTTCGACGTCCGCATATTCCCGTTTTTTGGTGAAGAGTATATCCATCCCAGAGATCTGGCAGCACTCAGCGATCACAATGATATTTTCAAAATATTCCAGGGATTTGTGAATGATCAGGCGGAATGAACTCATGAGTGCGGCCGAATAGCCCGAACAGTCGGCACCTCGCTCAACCGGGTCGTGAAGCGCGGCGAGCGCATCTCAAACTTCGTCGACCAAGTGCGCTTCTCGACCAGCCCCGCCCGCGCCGGCACCACGGCGCCGCGCCCGAACCGGCTGTTGCAGGCGTCCATCGCCGCCATTAGCTTCCCTGACTTCTCCCGGTCGAGGGCGCCGAACAGGGGGCGGGGTGCCCCGTCGAGCGGCACGAGATCCTTCGTGACCAGCCCCGCCTTGCTGTAGCGCCACGGCGTCGGGCCCTGCTCCTTCCAGGTCTTCGCGACACCGTGAAGTGCCGCGTCGATCAAGTGCCGGGTGTCGTTCGTCGCCTCCGGCAGATGCACCACCGTCGAGACCGAGCGCATCGGGTCGCCGCGGTCGTGCTCGCTCGTGTGGTAGAAGACCGTGACGGCCGAGACGGCGAGCCCGTCGCGCCGCAGCTTCTCGCCGAGGCGCGTCGCGTGTGCCGCCACCGCCTGCTCGAGCACGCTCCGCTCGGTGATCCGGGACGAGAACGAGCGCGTCACCGCGCAGCCCTTTCGCCGGGCCGGCACGATGTCGAGCGGCAGGCATGGGCGGCCGCGCAGCTCGTGGATGATCCGCTCGCCGACGACCGTCAGCGATTGCCGCGCCGGCCGGGGATCGAGGTCGCGCAGGTCCGCCACCGTGTCGACGCCCATGGCCTCCAGGCGCGCCCGGGACGCGCGCCCGATGCCCCACACCTCGCCAACCGAGATCCCGACCATCCAGGCGGCGCGCTCTGCCTCGTCGGACAGGTCGCACACGCCCCCGAGCTCGGGAATGCTCTTCGCGATGTGGTTGGCGAGCTTCGCGAGCGTCTTCGTCGGCCCGATCCCGACGCAGGTGGGCAGGCCAGTCCATTGCCGGACGGTCGAGCGCAGGTCCCGGGCGAGCGCCACCCGGTCGCGGTCGCGCACGTCGGAGAGGTCGAGGAAGCTCTCGTCGATCGAGTAGATCTCCACGTCAGGCGCGAACTGCCGGTAGACCGTGTTCGCCCTCGCGCTCATGTCGCCGTAGAGCGCATAGTTCGAGGAGAACACGCGCACCTTCTGCCGCCGGCACAGATCGCGGATCTTGAAATAGGGCTCGCCCATCCGGATCCCGAGCGCCTTGGCCTCGGCGGTTCGGGCGATGGCGCAGCCGTCGTTGTTCGAGAGCACGATCACCGGCACGCCGGCGAGCTTCGGGTCGAACACGCGCTCGCAGGAGCAATAGAACGAGTTGCCGTCGATGAGCGCGATCGCCCGGCTCATCGCACGAGGCTCGCGCGAGCCTTCACATGGTGCCAGCGCACCGAGAACAGCAGCACGCCCCAGAGCAGGCCCTCCTCCAGATCCTCGAGGGCGAATTCCTGATCCATCTCCGGATTGTCGAACGTCAGCGCGAGCCGGTTGCCGGTCATCACCAGGCGCTTGAGGCTCATCTCGCCATTGACCACCGCGACCACGACCGCGCCGGAGGCAGGCGAGAGCGACCGGTCGACCACGGCCAGATCCTCGTCGTGGATGCCGGCCCCCTTCATGCACCAGCCGCGCACGCGCCAGATGAAGGTGGCGGGCGGGTTCGGCACGAGCCAGCGCGGCAGCTCCAGGGCGCCCTCGATGAAGTCTTCAGCAGGGCTCGGGAATCCGGCGCACAGGGTCGGGAGCATGAACGGGATCCGCACAAGCCCGCCTGCGTCCGCCGCCTCTGCACCGACCCGATAGAGACTCACGCGCGCCCTCCGTGTTAGAACACAAAGAGAACAAACAGGCTTGAGGTTCCCGGTCAAGGTCGCGCTTCAGGCCTGTGCGAAGTGGGGATGGGCGGATCGGGAGGCAGTAGCGGGATGCGCCCTCGGCCGGAACGTGCCGTGGCCGGAGGAGTGGAGAAGCAGGACGAAACAAGCTCGCCTTCAGGTCGGCTAATGCTGGCCATCGGAGTTCGAATCCCGAGCGCATGGTAACCGGCTACATCTTCGCTCCTGCTGACTTGCGCTTGGGATGGCTACATCATATCCAGAGGCTTCTTGTGTTCCAAGTGAATGCAGGTTATCCATCGCCAAATTTAATCAAAGGTCAAATATCGCCATGATGCATATGTTTTTTGGAGATTCGCATTCAAGGCAATTTGTGGGCACATCATGGGGAATATTTTGTCATTATGTGTTCTCTGGAGCAACGATCAAAGGACTTGGCAACAAGAACTCGACGACGGGGCACAATGAAATCATAATAGATGCTGTTTCAGCGCGAGCCCCAAAAACGCTGTTTTTTATGTTTGGAAGTGTCGACCTCGATTTTACATACGTAAAAATGTGTCACTCTAAATCAATAGATAAAGAAAATTTTATTGAAGAGCGAATCAAGATTTATTCTGAATTTTTGCAAAATGTAATAAAGACTGGAAAAAATATTGATAACATTTTTATTTTGGGACCACAACTATCTCCATTGAAGGGTGAGAATTTCTTTAGACAATCGTATAAACACGTCGAGATCGCAGAGGAGGAAATCAGAAAAACCGCTGCATTGTACCCATTGAGCGATCACGACAGATCATCTCTGGTTGTTGAATTTAATGATAAATTGGAAGTCAATCTGAAAGAAGAATTAAATATAAGAATGCTGCGCATAGATAAAGCCATGATGGGAGAGGATGGGTTAATCAGAGACGAATTTATTCCGGATGATATAAGTGATCATCACGCACGAACAGATAAGACTCAAGCAATATGGAGAACGATAATAAACGAACATGTAAAAATTCACACAATTACAGGATGATTTCAAGTTGTGAAAATCGTTTGGCTAAAATAATTGTTATCTGACCGATAAAATCCAATAAAGATTTGCATAACGGTCTGAAAGATAGACAATTACCCCGCTCGGCGGCTGCCGGCGGGGCTGAGGGCGGGCCTCGGGGGTCCGAAAGATCCGCCGGCTAACGGGCCGGCGGCGGGGCGAGTTCCGGGCGGTCAGTCGTGGCCGTGGTGGCGGACCTGCTCCCGGTCGATGCTGCGGAGCAGGTCGGTTTGCGCCGTCAGCTGCTCGCGCGCGGCTCGCTGACATTCCGCGATTCGCGCCAGGTGCTCGACCTGCTGGCGGCCGATCTCCCGCAGGTCCCGCATGATGTTCAGGTACTCGGCCGGGCCCTGCAGATGCACCATGGCATCGCCCACCGAACCGGGCGCGGGAGGCGGCACCTCGTGCTTGTCCTTGTTGGCCCGCAGCACCATGGCGACGCAGGTGACCGCCACGGCACCGCCGACGAAGACCTGCAGCGCCGGCATGGACGACAGCAGGGGCAGCAATGCGATCAGGTGCTCCATGCTATTTCATGCGCTCCAGCGCTGTGAGGGCCCTGCCCAGGCGGGAGCGGCGATCGACTGCGTCGAGGCGCGCCACGTAGCAGGAGATCGCCTCGAAAATGGTCAGGGTCCCGAAGACCGGGATGACGAAGCTGGGCGCCTCGGCGGTGAAGGCGTCGACCACCAGGGCGAGGGTCAGCTGCGCCATCACCAGGGCGCCGAGCCCGGAGCACACGGCCCGGATGTTGGCGCCGTTCGGCTTCGTCACCCCGTTGTTGATGTGGCCGTTGAGCCAGAGGGCGGTGACGCGCAGCACGCCCACCGCCCCGAAGAAAAAGGCCATGTTGCCCTCGCTGAACCCAAGATCGGCGATCGGCTTGAGCGAGGCGCGCTCCATGGTGTCGCCCGGCATCGCGAGCGTCACGGCGATCAGCAGCATCATGACCGCCATGGCCCATTCGAACAGGCGGTTGAAGCTGTAGGCGCCCGCCGGGTGGGCGGGCGTGCTCGGGCCGACCGGGAACAGCATGGCGGCGCCTCTACTGCGCCGTGACCTTGGGGCTCGGCACGGCGTCCGCCAGCGGAGCCGCCGAGGGTGCGACGGTGATCCGGTCCACCTCCGGCAGCGACGCCGCCGCCTTCAGCAGGCCGGCCGGGCGCCGGGTCCAGAAGCCGTAGGCGAAGCTGCCGATCGCCATGACGGCGCCGACGGCGGCGGTCAGGGTGCTGGCGTCGGTCAGGTACGAGACCTGTTCGGCGGTCAGCCACCCCTTCGCGACGAGGGCGCCGCCGACGAAGATGAGGAGCGCGCGGAAGGCGCTGGCGATCTGGATCGCGTTCATAGCCATGTCCTGATTGGGGGTGCTCGGCGGACCCGGCCGGCGCGGGTCGAACTGCCGCAGAATCTGCGGAGGTTGGTCAGGCCGTCAGCGGCTTGCCGCAGGTCGGGCAGGTCGGCACCGCCGGCGCCGCGGCGATCATCGCTAGCGCCTCCTTCCGGATGCCAGCGACGCGGCTCGACCAGCCCTTGCCGAAGATCGGCCAGGTCGACAGCGCCTTCAGGAAGGCCAGCCGGGCGTCGCAGAGCGAGCCGATCAGCTTCTGCCGATCCTGGCCCGCGACGGCCTTGAGGGTGATCGGGCCGATGTGCCCGTCATCCGCCACGCCGACGAGGCGCTGGAGCGCGATGGCGGCGCGGGCGGGCCCGCTGTTCACGGCCCAGTCGAAGACGGCGTAGTCGAGCCCGGCCGGGAGGTCGTCGCCCTCGATGACGTCCCAGTAGCGCTGCCGGTAGACGGGGGCGACCTTCGCAGGCGTCAGCGCCTTCACGTCGACCTTGGTCGCCGGGCGGCCCAGGACGGCCGACAGCGTGCCGATCGTCACGCCCAGGTTGGTCGGCCCACCAGGATCGGACGGATGATCGACGTACCCACCCTCGTGCTTTAGGACGAGCGTCAGCGCCCGCTCGAATGTGCTCGCGGTCATCAGGATCTCCGAATTATAAGGGGTGTCGCGGACCGGGCCGGGTGGCGCAGCGGTCGGGTCGAAGTCAGAGCGCCGCGGCGGCGGCCCACAGCGCGTCCAGCGCCTTATCGTCGTAGCCGAGCGCCGCGCCGAGCTGCGCCACCATCGGGTGGCCGCGCTCGAACGCCGTGGCGCCCGACAGCAGCATCCGGGCGGCAAACTGCTCGGCCGACGGAAGGGCCGCCACCGCCACCTCGATCCGCGCCGGCAGCGTGCCCGTCATCACCGCCGCCAGCGCCTCGCCCGGGTCGATCGCGCCGCCTTCCGCCAGCGCCTGGAAAAACTGCCGGTCCGACACCGCCGGCAGGCCTGCGGCCGGCGCGCGCGCGGCGAGCTGCGCCGCCAGGTCGTCGCGTTCCGCCACCGCCGCGTCCCGCTCCTCTCGGGCGGCCTCGGCCTCCGCCACGGCCGCGTCCCGCCCCGCCAGCGCCGCCGCGTCGATCCCCGCCAGCACCGCCGCGAGCGGGAACCCCGCGGCTTCCGCCTGCGCCGGGGTCAGCGCCGCGCTCGCCACGAACTGCGCCGCGCTCGCCCCCGGCGGCGTCACGTGCTGGCCCAGCACCACGTGCCAGGCCGGCGCCTCGGCCGAGCCCGCCGGCCGGCCGCGATACAGGAACTCGTAGAGAAAAGGTTCGCTCATGGGGTCCTCACGCTGCGATAGCACTGTCATCCGACAGCCGCCGCCAGTTTCCGTTGGAGTAGTACGAAATTACGCCCGTTCCAGCCCCCGCCGACTCGCCGACTTTTCGAGCATTTGAAACATAGATCAGCTCTCCCACCACACCAGCGGGAACGGTGCTTACCGTGTAAGATCCCGCGCGGATCTTTCCTGCCACCACTAGGCCATTGTTGAGGGTTGTCGTTCCGCTGATCGTCAGCCCGTTAGTTATAGTAATGGCACCGGTTGACCTGAGAATTCGAAAAGGTGTTGCTCTATAGCTTCCATCGTTGCCGTAGCTGTTAAGGAAGAAATCGCTTCCGTCTGCCTCGCCGCTATCGGCACCATTCCCGGACCCCCACGCCCAACGCGGGGAGCCGTTCGTGGAGGCCCTGTAAATTTTCGGGAGACCCGAGATGCCGTCCAGGGTAAACTCGCCCGATCGACTAGCCCCTCCAATGGTGCCAACGCCCGAGCACTTAAAATCACCCGCTACGTCCAGCCTGACCTGTGGAGCGTTAGTGCCGATGCCGACATTGCCGCCCATAAGGTACGAGAGGCCGGAGGATGTGATGACGCTAAGTTTGCTTCCATCTCCGGAGCGCAGCGCCATCTGTACGCTTAGGTCGGACTGCGTATAGAAACCCGATGCGTTGGCCCCATTCGGCGCAGATTGGGTAAGAATGCTCCAAGAGTTGTTTTGACTACTCACGACGTCGAGTGTTGCGCCAGGGGTAAGATTACCGATCCCGACCCGCCCGGAACCGGCTTGCATCGTGATGAGCGGGGTGGCTCGCATCCCGCCGGGCACGTAGAGCCAAGCCGTATCCTGGCCGTTGGCGAAGCCGGTCTTGGCAAAGAAGGATGTCCCGTTGGCCCAGGTCCCGTCGCCACCCTCGGAGATCGGGCCGGCGAAAGCATTGACCCGGATGCTTCCTCCGTAGGGGAATTCGAGGAAGCCGTTGGCCCGGATGTTCTGGTGCGCGACGTTATCCGCCGTGCCGAGCCCTATGGCAGTGGCCGCCGCCGCCGGAGTTGCGGCGGCGAGAACCGCTTTGCCGGTGGCGGCGGCGCTACCGATCAGCGCCGCTGTGTTGAGAGGAAGTCCATTGCCGCCGATCACGGGAGCCTCGCCATGTTGGCGGCGTTGGCCGCATAGTCGGCGGCAACGAGCGCCAGGGCGGCGCCAGGAGCTGAGCCGATGTCGTCCAGGCGCGCAGCGAAGCCCCGGCCATAGACGGTGCTCACGAAGCCCTTGGCGCCCATCTGCGCGAGGGCGTTAGCCCCCGGGGCTGCAAAAGCCTTGGTGTTCACGTATCCCGTCTCGTAGAAGGGCGCTCCGTCGAGATACACGACGAGCTTCTGTTGAGTGCCGTCGGGAGAGGTGACCAGCTCGTAAGCGTGCTGGTGCACCTGCTGATCAAACAACCGAGCGTGCAGGTTCGTGAAGCCCAAGTCTATGTCCACCCCGCCGAAACACACTTCCATCCGCACAGGATATGTCGGGCTGGCCGAGCTGCCGTGTGGCGCCAGGAAGAACTGACTGACGCCGCCGACGGTAATATCAACGATGCGGTTGTTGTAGTCCGCGCCCTGTATGCCGCTCTGGCGTGTCCAGAATGTATAGAGCGGTCGGGCCAGTCCGAAGGGGAAGAACTTCGCCGGAAACTCGATATATCGAGCCAGATAGTTCCCGTAGAAACGGATACCAGGGCCATTGTCCGGGTCTGCCGGGGCATCTCGAATGATAGCCGGAGAACCGCCATCCACGAAGTTCTTGCACAAAGCCCCGTTGAGGGGAGGTATCGTTGGCGGTTTACCGTAGGGGTCCGTAAAATCGAAGAAGGCCACGGTCTTAGCCGACATCGTGCCATCCCGGTAGAGTACGGGCATGGATGCCGCGTAGGCGTCGCCGTCAGCATCGAGCATTTCGTAAGGACCGGGCATCTCAGATCCATCCCTTGTTCTGCATGAACGTCACCATGGCTTGGGCGATGATGTCTTGCCCGCAGCCTGCCAAGTCGCGCGTGATGTGTATGGGGTCGTTTGGCTGTCGCAAGTAGGGACCGATCACATCGTTAGCCGTGAAAGAAACCTCGTCGGATCGGTTCTTCGAGACGAGCAGTTGCCTGAGGTCCTGGTTATTATTCTGAATATATTGATCCGGAAACTCGGCCTTGAGCATGGCATTGTACTCAGCGACTGCGATGTAACCGCTTGAGCCTTTAATCTCATTCGACGAGCCGAACATCGGCATCACCATGAAGCGCCGCGAGCGCGACTTGAGGTTGCGGCAGATGGCCCGCATATTGGTGAAGGCAGCCACGTGCTGGCTCATGTCGTTCGTGCCGCCGCCGATGATGGCGATGCAGTCCGCGTGGTAGGGGACCAGCACGCCGGTGTCGGACGTGATCGGATCGACTACCATGGGCACCGCGTCGGGCACCGCCACCGCCGAGCCAGCGGCAGACCGGGTGAAGGTCGCCGTCGTGCCATTCCAGCTCATCGTCCCGGGCACGCCCGCCAGCCGGCACCCCGTCTGGTCGGCCGCCCCGTTGGCGTAGGCCGAGCACGGGCCGGCGACGGAAGGCGTGAGCTGCACCGATCCACTGGCCGGGATGGTGCCTCCCACGGGTCGATAGCTGAAGACGAGCGCGCCCTGCCGGGCCGCGATCCCCGTTGTGGTTCGCCCGGACTTGCCCAGGTTGTAGACCGGAAAGTTGCAGCCGATGGCGCGCAAGGCCAGCGCCAGCCAGTTGTTGGCCTGTTCCGTGAGGCTGTCGCCCCACCGCACGATGGCTTGCAGCGGTAGCACCGAATGCTCGTCGGCCCGGTCGGGTGGCGAGAAATAGGCACCTCCGATCGCATCGGCCCCACCACCGGTCAGCCCCCGGGTCCGATCCGAGACCCACGTCACCATCCCGTCCGAGGTCCAGGAGGGGAACATCTCGTTGGCCCCGGGCGTCGAGAGGCGGAGCCGCCGACCCGTCGCCCTCTCCTCCGAGAAGATGCTCGGGCGCCCGCCGTTACCCGGATCGGGGGCGGCATAGATCACGTACCGCTGATCCGCGGGGACGATGATGGCCGGCGCCGGCTTCGAGGGCACGCCTTGAAGTATGCGCCTGTTGCGATCGACCTTGGCACTCAGGTAGCCAGAGCGCCGATATTCGACGGGCGGCAGCGACCGCGCGCCCGGCACGATCAGCGGGACGCCGAACTCCCACTCCATGCCCTTCGTCAGGCCGTGAACCAGCCTGTAGTTGCGGACCACGAGGGCTGCGGCATACTTCGAGCGAGCCAATTCGGATGGCCGCAGTGCTCGCATCCCCGGCACCGATACGGGGACGTTGAACTCGAAGGAGTAGTCCTTCTTCAGCCCGTAGAAGATGCGCTTCTTGGTATCGGCAGAGGCCGAGATGTATCCGGAGCGACCGTACTCCACGGGTGCCAAAAACTTGGCGCTCGCAAGCAGCGGCAGAACCGGCGCCACCGACTGATCGAACACGTCTCTCGTTGTCGCCTCGGCATCGATCCTGACACCGAGCGCAGTGTCCGCCGCCACCCGTGCCGCAGTTTCAGCGTCGATCCGCTGTCCGACCTGCGTGTCGCCATTTGCTCGGAGACCGGCCTCGGTATCGATCCGCTGGCTGAGTGTGGCATCACCCGCCACGCGAGAGCCCGCCTCGGCCGTGAGATCGGTGCGCAGGCTTCCGATCTGGCTGTCGTGCTGGCTGTCCTTTGCCGTGGATCGGGCGATCTCGGCATTCAGGTCGGGGCGGACGTTCGGGTCGGTCCCGGCCGTGATGTCGTCGATGCGCTTGCCCAGCGCCGCGTCGGCCTGGATCCGCTGGGTTCGCTCCTGGTCGAGCGCCTGCTGGAATTCCACCTGCCCGCCGGAGCCGATGTAGATCGGGAAGGACCAGTCCGAAGCCGAATTCGCGTTCGCCAGCTTGATGTACATCCGGACCGGGATCTGGTCCGTGGCGACGTAGACGAAACCGCGCGGCTGGTTGTTGTAGCCGTCGCGCTCGGCGAGCGTACCGGCGGCGTCGAATTTGAACGGACTGACCACCTCCCATTTCGACAGCAGATCCGCGAACCGCTTGTTGATGCTGATCGCCGAGCGCCAATACTCGCCCAGCGATAGGACGTTGAACGCTTGTTCCCCGGAGAGGGAGGCCGCCGGCCACGGCTGCTTGAGAGTGATCTGCGTCGGGCTCTGCCGGCTCGCGATCGGGACGGTCTGACCGCGGGCGCAGAACAGGTCGTTCTCCGCCGCGATAAAGTTCGTGGCAGAGCCAGTCACGACGAGAGACCCCGTCGCGACTGCGACGGAGGGAATGGGGTCGGCCATGTCGGTGGTCACTCTCCGGAGACGTGGGTCTCGACGGTCTCAGGCCGGGCTTTGGCGCCCGGCGCGGGGATCAAGCCTTCGCGTCCTCGGTGGGCGCGGCCTCATAGCTGATGTCGACGTCGGCGACGGTGAGCGCGAGGTTCATCACCCCGATGCCGACGACGGGCCCGGCATGCTGCACTGCGATCGGATCGCTGCCGCCGATGCGGACGGCGACCACCGCGCCGGCCGCGTTCTGGATCAGGGTGACGGGGGTCTTGGTGCTCTTGGCCATGACGGCTCCTGGGAGGCGGGACTTACTGCCCCGGGGGGAAGGAAGAATTCGAGGCCGGCCCCCCGCAGCGCGGCGACGACCTCGCTCTCGGTGGCGGCGCGGGCGATGGCGCCGGTGACCCGGGTTCGCTCCCGCTCGCGGGTGATGGTCTTGGTGCTCTCGGCGACGATGGCCTCGGCCAAGTCACGTGCCGTGGTGCCGCGCTCGGCGGCCTCCTCGGCGATCCACTCGCTGTTCTCGCCCGCGAGCACCTTCTCGGCTTCCTGCGCCTTGAGTAGGTCGGCCGGCTGCAAACCGGCAGGCCGGGACGTCAGGGCGAGGTTGGCGTAGTGGAGGGTGGCGATCTCTTTAGCCCGGGCTCGCACGGCATCGAGGTCCGGCCCGATCACCACGGCGCCGGCGGGCGCTTCCGGCACCGGCCCGGCGGTTTCCGGGACCGTCAGGGTCTCGACCGCGGGGCGCCGCGGCCATGCCTCCATGGTCACCGTGTAGGTGCCGGGCACCCTCATCACCAGATCGACCGCACCACCGGCGGTCGCAATCCCGGTGACCGGTCCCGTCACGGTGATGACCGTGTCCGCCGGCAGCGCGACGCGGGCCGGCGCGCCCGGGACCGGCGTCCGTGTATCGAGTTCGACCACCAGGTTGCGGCGGACCCGCAGAAGCGGTGCGGGTCCGGACAGGTCGACGTAATGGGTGTCCGGGCGCCCCTCGCCGGGGACGATGCCGCCGCGCTCGTAGCCCTCGGCGGCGATGTAGGTCGCCTCCATGCGACCCCACTCGGTGATCCGGCCATCGGCATCGTAGCGCACGAAGGGCATCGGCAGAGGCAGGAACGGGATGCTCACTTGCTCTCCTGCACGCTGATGAACACGCCGCCGATCCCGCGACTGTTGTCATCGACGACCATGTACGTGTGGCCGCCTACACCTGGGACGTCGAGGATCGGGTAGGCGGTAGGTCCGAGCCGGAAATAAGATGCGTTGACCTGAGGACTGGGGTCGAAGTCCATTGTGAAATTAGCGGGGATTGCACCGATCAGGTTCCCGTCTCGGTATATCTTAAGCGCGCCGGTATTCGTGCCGACCTGTGTAAAGCGCTGGCTTAGATCACCTGTGCGACTGGCAATGATGGAGACAGCGCCGGCTGTGCGAACGTTGATGCTGACGCTCGCTTGCTGTCCGCTGGACTGGGCCGAAACCACCGACGAGATACCACCGTCTTTGACGTTGATGTTGTCGACGGTCAGCGTTCCAATCTGCGCCGTCGTTGTAATCAGCGACGTCGTCGACACCATCCGGCTCGTAATCCCACCATCTACGAACAGGTCCGCCGCCAGCTTGAACGAGAACTTTGCGGAACCATCCAGGCCGCGGAAGCCAGTCAGAACGAAGCCGCCAACCTGATCGTCAATCTCGATCGTCACCCCATATTGCGCCTCGATGCCGTTGATCGACGTGCCGTAGGTGGTCAGGGTCGCCGTATGGCCGTCCTGGGTGGTCCGCAGGGCCTGGATGGATGAAGCCTGCGTCGAGAGCTGCCCGTCGACAACGTCGGCGCGGGTCGCGAGCGTGCTGGTTGCCTGGGCATTCGCCAGGATCTGTCCGCCCTGCCCCTTGATCGTGCTTTGCAGGCTGGTCACCTGCTGGGACAAGGTCTGGATACCGCTCTCGGTCAGGGCGACCCGGGAGGTGAGCCCCTGCACCGCCGTGGCCTGCCCGGAGAGGCCCAGGTCGGTGCTGTCGATCCGGCTGCGCAGCGCCTCGATCGACTGCGACTGCGCGGTGACGCGCCCGTCGACCACAGCGACGCTCGTGGAAAGCCCCTGGATCGCGGTGGCGTTGCCGACGATGTCGCCCTCGCCCAGGGTGAGCCGGGAGGAGAGCGCCGTGGTGATCTCGGCAAAGGCCTCCTTGTCGGACAGGCGCAGGGTCTCGGTGCGCTCGATCGCGGCGAAGTTGGCGCTGTTGCCGATCTTCAGCACGTCCCGCTTCTCGTATTCCGAGAGCTGCATCGTCGCCATGGCGTCGGCCAGGCGCTCGTGGGCGGCGGTCAGCTGCTGGATCGCCCCGCGGATCGTGTCATGGGCGGTGTCGAGGATCGCGTTGCCAGTCGCGGTGTCGAGGTTGAGCAGCCCGCTACCGAGATCGGCGATGGACTGGATCTGCTGCTGCGTCTCGGCCGAGAGCTTCTCGATCGTGACGGACAGGTCCTCGATCAGCCCGCCCTGGACGATCGGCGCCACGGTCGTGAACGTCGTCGTGATCCAGTCGCCGTGCAGACCGGTCCGGCCATAGGCCCGGGCCCGCACCGTCACGGGCTGATCGGTCTGCCGCATCTGGGCGCGGCCGCTTGAGGCGGGACCGAGCGGCGACAGCACCTCCCAGGTGGCGCCGCCGTCATAGCTGATCTCGACCTCGTAGGCCCGGGCGCCGAGGGTGACGGAGACGCCCCACACGACCTCGATGCCGGTCTCCACCCGCTGGCAGCGGGCGTGCAGGACCGAAATCTGCGGCATCAGCGGCTCGGCCATCGGATCGGCGTTCACCGGCGCCGGCGCGATGACCTGCTCGTCGAGCAGCTGCCAGACCCGGGCATCGTCCTTGACCATCTCGATCTGGACGTGGTCCGGGTCGCTCGGGATCGCCGAGCGGGCGACATAGGTCTCCTGGAGCTCGACGAGATCGCCGAGCACCACCGTGGTTGGGTCCTGCGTGTCGCGGGCGAGCACGTCGGCGAGGCCGAGGCCGGTCTGCGTCGAGAGCGCCGCGACGTCGTCGGGGTGCAGCTCGAGCCCCCGGGCGCCGACGCCGCGCATGCGCAGGATGCCCCACTCCCGGCCCTGGCGGGTGCGGATGGAGCCGTAGCCGTAGGCGGCCGGGACGTTGGCGGTTACGTCGAGCGTGAGGACGTTCCCGTTAGCCGACGCGACGCCATAGGCCTGCTTCCCGCGCAGGAACCACAGGTCGGACAGGATGTGGTCGCCCGGGTAGACGAGGCGGCCGTCCCACTCCGTCTGGATCTTGCGCTCGGCGCCGCGGAACACGGCGATGGCGGCAAGCCACGTTGCGTGCTTGAGCGCGTGGAGGCCGTCCACGATGCCGGCGACCTTGTAGCGCTTCGGGGTGCGGGTCGGCGCGCCGTAGCTGAAGCGGACCTCGTCCGGCCGCTTCGGGTCGCCATCGCGGTCGAACTCCACGATGACGTCGCCGCCCTCCACCTTCGTCTTGTAGGTGGCGCCGGAGGAATCACGCACGATCTGCCGGCGGGTGAGGATGTGGCGCGGCTCGGCCCGGCTCTCGTCACGGACGAACGAGTGCACCGCGCCCACCTTCACCGGGTCGGCGCGCAGCGGCAGCAGCAGCTGGCCGGCGGCTTCCCAGAACGAGGACACCTCCGGCAACGGGCCGTCGTAGGTGTCGTTGTCCGCCAGCAGGTTGGCGTAATAGAGCGCCTTCGCCGCATCCACGCTGTTCGGCTGGGCCAGGCCGTACGTGGACCGGACGAGGTCGCAGAACGCCCACACGGCCTTCGACGTCGCCTGCTCCACCCAGGCGCTACCGTTCCAGACCGGCACGATGCGAGTCGCGTCGACCATGATGTCGGAGTAGGCCGTGACCGTCAGGCCCTTCCCGGCCCTGATCCGCAGCACGATCTCGGTGGTCTCGGGCCGGATCCGGTAATCGTCCCGGTAGGCGGACATACCATCCCAGGTGGCACGGTTCTGCTGCTCGAACCCGACCGGGTCCGGGTAGGCGTTCTGCGCGCAGATCTCGTAGGTGGTGCCGGGCTCGGGCAGGCGGAAATAGGCCGAGCGGCGCAGCGGGGTCGGGCTCAACGTGTCCGGCTTCTCGGTGCTGCGCTGGATCTCGAATTCCGGGCCGAGCACTTGGCCGGTGCGCGGGTCGATCTTCCGACCGTAGAACACGACCCCGGCGACCGTGCCGACCTGGCGCTGAGAGGACGACACCCGGAAGATCGCCGGGTAGGTCCAGGACAGCAGCGCGGCATCGGCGGTCACGCCCTGCGGGGTGAGCCGAAACCACGGCGTGCGATCTGGATTTCCGCCCGGCCGCGGCATCTCCTGGCCGGACACGCTGTTCGAGGTGATGACGTCGCCCGACGCGAGCTGCGAGACCTGCTCGTACAGGATCTCGACCGCGGTCCCGAGATTGCCGGCGGCGGTGCTGCTGAACGGCGCCTGCAAGCCGCCGTCCTCGCTCCAGAACAGCGCGTCGCCGACCCGGATCCGATGGACCCGGAACTTGCCGATGCCGAGCGTCATGCGCTTGGTCAGCACCATCGTGTCGCCGTCGTAGAGGAAATAGTCCCCCTGCGAGAGCGGCGGCGCGGACCAGCAGCGGCCGTAGAGCAGCGGCCGGCGCGAGCCCGGCTTCGGCACGTTGCCGCCGCCCGAGAGGCTGTAGAGCTCGGCCTGCTTGTTGCTCTTGCCGGCGCCCTTGGCCGCCTGCGCGGCGTAGCCGAGGGCGATGCCGCCGATCACGAGCCCGGCCTGGACGGCGAAGGTCGCGGTCGTGGTCGAGATCGCGAGTGCGCCCGCAACCGCCGGCGCGATGGCCGGCGCGGCATACGGTGCGATGGCGATGAGCGCGATCGACGCGATGGCCAGCCCGATCGACAGGAAGCTCTTGCCGAGCGGCACCACCGTGATCAGCACCACGTCGTCGGCGCCGACGAGCGTGCTCTTCCACTGCGCGCGCAGGCGCACGCTCCGGTCCGTCGGCTTGACGGCCTCGGCGCCGCGCCGGTGAACCGACACGATGAACTGCCGGCCCGCCGCCGGCCGATGCCGGGCGACGATCGTGGAGAGCCGACGGCGCCGGTTCGGCAGCCGGACGGGCTCGCCGCGGACCTGGCCGACGACGTTGGCGGTGACGACGAGGGTCATGCGTGGATCAGACCGGAATCAGGTAGGTGAGCCGCCACCGGTGCGCCTGCGCCAGTTCTAGCGGCGGATCGAGAGCCACGCCGTGCGGCTCGTCGGTGTGCAGGATCAGACCGCCATCCTCGGTGAGCCACGTGCCGGCATGTGTCTCGGCGCCGACGACCTTGCCCATCAGAACGAGGGCGCCGTCGACCGGCGCGGCGATTGGCTGCCAGGCGGCCCGGGCGGGATGGCTCGCCAGCACCCGCGCTCGCTCGCGCGTGTCCGCCACCAGCGCCGGATCGGCGACCGGCAGCAGGCGGTCGAACAGCGTCGCCTGGACGAGGCTGGCGAGGTGCCAGCAGTTGAAGGCATCGCGGTCATAGGGCCGGCCGCGGACGCTCCGGAGGAATGCAGCCCGGGTCACGTCGTGAACAGCCCGGGATATTCGTCGCGGTTGAAGAAGGCGTGGGGCCCGGTCGGGACGTTCTGCTGCCGTCCATCCGGCCAGGCGATCGTGCCCTCGGCCCGGTCCGCCGTGATGTCGAACGCCACCATCTCCATGCCCGACAGCGTGTCGTCGTCGGGGCCGGTCACCGCGTCGAGCCGGCCGGGCAGGACCCGGTACTGGCGGAAGGCGACCTTGATGGCCTCGTTGTAGCCGATCACGCCCTGCATCAGGTCGTGGAGCAGGTCGCTGACGTTGTCGATCTGGAGCCGACCATCGGTCGGGCCGTCCTGGTCGGCGCCGGGCGCGATCAACGCGAACGCGCAGAGGAGGTGCGGGACCTTCGGGCCGCCCTCGACCAGCGGCAGCAGGATCGTGTCGCCCGGCTCGCCGAGCTCGCTGTCGACGTTCTGGGCCAGCAGGATCGCCGCGTCGAGCGAGGCGTGATCGACCTCCACGGTGGTGATGATGATGCCCTCGGTGTCGCCGGAGGCGTAGGCCTCGCGTAGGGCTGCGCTGACAGTCACGGGGTCACCAGTCCTGGACGGTCAGGGCGAAAGAGACGAGGTACTCGAACTTCTTCGGCGCCGACCACGCGACCTTGCCCTTGATCTGACAGGTGCGGGTACCGACGCTCATGTCAGGCAGCAGCACCGGCGCGGTGAAGCGCCGGGCGCCCGTGTTCAGGTCGTTCAGGTGGAAGGCCTTGAACGCCACGAACTGCGTCGGCGAGAGGCGCAGTTGCATCGCGAGCGGTGTCGTGACGAACAGCGTTCGACGGCGGACCCGGTCCGGCCCGTCGTCGAACTGGGTCGACTGCGCCTCCGGATGCAGGCTGTCGGAACCGGCCGACGAGGCGAGCCCCCGCAACGGCGGGAGCCCGGCCGGCCAAGTGGGGAGCGCCATCAGCCGATCCGCGCCCAGGCACCGCCGGCCGCCTGCTGAAGCGGGCCACGGCCGTTGCGGGCGCGCCCTGCCAGCCCGCTCTCGACGGTCCGCAGCACCTGGTCATAGGAGCCGTCGGCGCGGCGCTGTGGCGGGCCGTCCGCCTCGAGCGCCATGCCCGGGGGCGTGACGAAGTTGATCGTCGGCGCTCCCCCACCCGCGCTCGCGGCAGGGGCGGCGCTGGGCATGGTGAAGCCGCCTGAACGGCCGACGTACCCTCCATCCGCATAGCCCGGAGCGCCGCGGTGCATGACCCGCAGGTTGTCGAGGCCGATCCGTCGCACGGCGTCTTGATCGAAGACGTACTCGCCCTTGTGGACGATGCCGGCCGCTTCGAGGCGAGCGCCCGATCCGGTCCACCCTCCGTCCGCGAACTTCGGCATCCAGGACGTCGCGCCGACGTCGACCCCGCCACCGCCGCTACCCTTGGCCGCCCCGAGAAGGCTGCCGAGAAGGCCGCCCGGCCCGCCGCCCTGACCCTGCATGCCGAAGAGGCTCGCGAGCGGACCCTGCCCGAACAGCGCAGCCTGAAGCGCCGCGCGCGAGATGTTCTTCGACAGATCGAGGAAGGAGTCCGACCACGAGCGGGTGCTGTCCACGAGCGGGTCGATGAGCGTGTTGCCCATGCTCGCCAGGCTCGACATCGCGGCCTGCGTCTGCCGTATGCTCTCGTTCAGGCGCAGGCCCTCGGCCTCAGCCGAATCCATTCCGAGTCCAGTGCCACGAAGGCGAGAATACACGGCCTGCTCCGATGCCGTGCGCCCGAGCTGTGCGCGGTCGAACAGGATGTCTTTGCCGATGCGGCTGTTCTCCAGGCTCGCCGAGGCCTTCGCGTAGGCGTCCGCCACATCGAGCATGGCCTGCCGCTCGTTGCGGGCGGTGTCCGTCAGCTTGTCGCTCTTGGCCGCCATCAGATCCTGGGCGGTCGTGAACTGCCGGCCGATCTCGGTGCCGCGCGAGATTGCGTCCGATAAAAGCTCCTGCACCTTGGCGCGCCTGGCCTCCGCCTCGGTCGTCTGGTCGGTCGCAGTGACCTGAGAGCGGAGGATGAAGGCGTCCCGCTCGGTGTTGCGGATGCCGGGCGCATTCTGGTTGATGGTCCGGTCGGCCCAGTTGAGCACCTGCCCGACGCTGCGCCCCTCGAGCACCTTGCGGTTGGCCGCGATCGCGTCGGCTGACGCCACCGAAGAGATGGGGGCGTCGGGATCGGCCCGGAGCGCCTTGACCGCCGTGGGCGACCCGAGGAACCACGCGAGATACTGATTCCGGTTGTTGGTGGGCAGGTCCGCACGCTCGAGCGCCCGCCGGTTTTCAGCCGCGAGCGCCTGGATGAGGGCGATACTGTCCTCCCGGTCGGTCCGGCGAGACAGTATCTGCTCGGGCGTCATGCCGGCGGCGCGATCCGGAAAGACCTGCGGGAACAGCCGCAGCCACGTCTTGTCGATGAACTGCCCCAGTCCGGTCGCTGTGGAATTGGGGTTGCGGGCGTTCGGATTGCCGCGGCTCTCGACGTTGATCATCGCCGAAATGAAGTCGCTCGACGCCGAGGTGCGCTCCGCCCGAACCTCGGTCTCCTTCCGGATCGTGTCGGTGTCGAGGTTGAGGGAGTTCTGCAATCCCTCACGCGCCAGGGCGTTCCTCAACGCGGCGTCCCGCGCCGCGGTTAATCCTGCGATGTCGCGAGCATCGGCGTTGCCGATCCGGGTCTCGTAATCGGCGCGCACTTGCGTGGAAGAGGGGCCAGTCGCAGGGATGCCAAGGCGACGAACCTCAGTGTCGTATTGCTCTTGTCGGCCAGCAAGGGCCCGGTCGACCGGGTTCAGGCGCTGCGTCGCAGCTCTGTTAGCGAACTCAGACGCGCGCACCTGGGCTGCGATGGTCGCGCTACCGAAGCGCTCCATGTCTTCGGTCATCGTGCGCAGCTGCGCCGACACTCGCCCGAACGCGCCCTCGGTCTCAGCCAGGGCCCGCGGACCGAGGCCGAAGGTGATTGGATCGGAAAGGGAGCGGCGCAAGCGCTCCGCCGTGCCCTGGAGCTTATCGAGCTGCGCCTGCTCGGGGTCGAGCGAGCGCACGAGGTCACCGATCTCCCGCGACCGCTGCGCCGTCTGGGCCCGCTCGGTCTGTTGTGCCTGCCGCGCCTGGATCCCCCGCAGGCGCGCGATCTCACCTCGAAGCTCGTTGGCCGGAGCGTCAATCCGATAGTCGAACAGACCGCCGAGCCGGCCGCGCAGGCTCTCGGTTTGCGCCAGCTGCGCCTCGAGATCCTCGATGCGGTCGGCGATCGGGCCGCCGGTGATGGCCTTGTCCAGCCGCTCGCCGATGGTGTCCCAGACGTTGCCGAACACACGGCCGAACGCCGAGGTCTTGTCGCCGAGGGTGCCGGTCAGCTCCGAGGCCTTGGTCAGGGCCGCGGCATAGGCGTCGAACCCGACGCGCTGGGCCGCCAGCCGGTCGCCTTGCTCAGCCAGCCGACGGACTGTCTCCCGGGTGCGATCGTCCAGGAAGCCCAGTCGCTCGTTCAGGGTGTCGAGCCCGCGGACCAGGTCCGGATTACCGAAGGCCTTGGCGAGATCGCCGTTGGCGTCGGCCGCGTCCTGGTTGGTGCTGGCGGCGTAGTCCCGCACGGTCCGGGCGAGGCTGGCATACATCTCGACGCCGACGCGTCCCGTGCTGGCATACTCGGCCGAGAACTGCCGCGCCTGCCGGACGGAGACCTCGCCCGAGGCCGCGGCCGCACGGGCGGCCGCATTGATCTGCATGGCCGTAGCACCGGAGGCCCGGCCGGCGCCGGCCAGCGCACGCTCGGTCTCGCGCATGGAGTTCTGGTAGGACACCACCGCGGCCGTGCCGGCAACCGCCGCGGTGGTGACGACGCCGATAGCGCCGCCAACGAAGCCGATGCGCGAGACGAAGCCGGTCACCGCCTCACTTGCCTGCCCGAGCGCGCCCTTGATGCTCGCCGAGCCGGGGCCGGCGAAGATGGGCGCGATCTGGCCGCCCTGCTGCAGCAGGATCGTCATCGGGCTCATGCCGCTCGCCGCCGAGGCGACGATGTCGGTGCCCTGGTAGAACAGACCCTGCGCCTGGTAGCTGGTGAGCCGGCCGTCTCCCTTGGCGCGCAGGTCGGTCACCTGCCGGGCGAAGGCGTCCTTGGTGCTCTGCACCGCCTTGGCGCCCTCGGCCTGGGTCAGCGCGCCGCTCCGCACCGCCTGCCGGATCTCGGCAAGCTGCCCCAGGTACTCGCGCTGAGCGGCGAACAGAGGGCTGTACTTGGCCCGCAGTCGGTCGAGTTCATCGCCATAGGCGGCGACGTCCGCGCCGCGGTTCGGCACGATCGTCTGGCCGTTGACCATCGCCTGCGCGCTGGCCTTCTGGGCGAGGCCTGCGCGCTCCAGGCGCTGGGTGCTGTCCTCGAATGTGCGCACCGCGGCAAGGCGCGCCGCCGCGGCCTTGTTGGCCGAGAGGGCGCCGATCTCCTCCGCCCGAGCGATGTCCGCCAGCGCGGCCGAGTAGCGGGCACCAGCCGCCGCCATCGGATCGAAGCGGCTCTGCAGCGTTGCCACCTCGCGCGACAGCACCTCGGTCCGGCGCGCCGCTTCGTCGGCAGCCCGCGCCTGCAACTCGAACACTGAGGCCGAATCGCGCGCGGAGCCGGTCGAGCCCTGGCCGACGCCGAGCACGGCGTTGATGTTCGCCTGCGCCCGCGCCTGCGTCTCCGCTTCACGGGCGGCTGCCGCCAGCCGCTGGAACTTGGCGGTCTGACGATCGACGGCTGCGCCGGCCGCGTCGCTGGCGGCGGCGATCTTCTGAAAGGCGGCCTGGCCGTCCTGGCCGGTCTCAGCCAGGACGCGCTTGACCTCGGCCCCACCCTCGACGCCGAGGCGGATGGCGACGCTAGTCGGCATTCTCGCTCTGCTCCTGGTAGGCCTTCACGATGACGGGCTCGACGTGCGGCAGGACGTCGGCGAGGAGCGCCGAGGTGGCGCCCATGGCATCGGCGAGCGCCAGCACGGCGCCGAAATCGAGGGCGTAGGGGGCGCCAATGCCGGCTCGGACCTGACCGCCACAGCGGCGGATGACGGCCCAGGCCGTCACGCCGTCATCCGTTGCTGGCGCGTGCTCGCGATACGGGCAGGTCTCGCATTCTACGCCGCAGGCGTCGCAGTATTCGGCGCCTCCGCCGAAGTGCCACTTGCAGAGTTCGACGATGCGTTTTTTTCCGCGTCCCTCGCGAGGGCGGGAGCGACGTAGAGGTTGTCGATCGCGTCATAGGCCGGCCAGTTCTCCATCAGGAGATCGACGGCCTCGCGGGTGACCGGGATCGGCTGCTCGTCGGCGTCGCCGATGCCCTCCCACTCCACGATGCCGCGCCGGGTGAGCTCGCGCACGAGGGCGATGTTGGCGCGAGCATCGACATCGTCCTGGTCCTCGTCGCGGAACACCTTGCCGACCGCTTCGCGGGCGACCAGCATCGACGCGACGGTGATCGGCCGGAAGCGGATCCGGACGCCGGGCAGGACATCGAGCCAGAACGAATCGCTCTGAGGGGCGAGCTTCAACATTAAAATTCCTAGGGGCTAGAATGAGATCGTTTGTTTTTACCGCTGGAACAATCTTATATTCCTGCCATGCGTTCGCGCAGGCCGTGCCTTCGAGCTACCCGGCAGGTGAGGCGGAAAGCTTGTGTTTGATTACGGCAACAAGACAGCTTCCAACAATATCTGGATCGACCCTGAAATCGGTAGAAATTACGACAAATACATTTCGCGCCACTCCAGCCTACAGATTTTATGATGTAAAAATGACTGTAGACTTGGCTGGAAGGTTTACATTATTTAAACAAACTTGCTCAGTAGGTCCATTTGGTGAGGTAAAAATATTCTAATCATGGAAATCAGTCGAGCCGCTTGAGGCGCCATTACAGCTTCAGTGTCACGGTGAGCAAAGCTAACGCACGGCAGGTGCGGACACCTTCCGTGCGATCCATCCCCGCAATCGCGGAGGCATGCCGTTCTACCGAGGGCCGACCCCAGAGGGCAAGAGATTTGCCGGCCGGAGCGCGGCCCGTACCGCGTTCAGTATGTCGCGACGTTGTTGATGAGCGTCGCGGTGACGGTCTTGTTGAGCGTCATGTCCTTGGCCGCCTGCCACGCGAACGTAGCCTGCACGCCGCCCGGGCCTGTCACCGGCGTCTTCGCCCGCGGCAGGTAAACGGCGTGCGCCTTGAAGACGAGCGACCGGGTAGCATCGGTGACCCACCCGAAGGTGAGCTCCACCGGCGCGCCCGACGTGGCCTGGTCGAGGAGCGTGGTGTCCTTGAACCGCACGGCGATGCTCCCGGACATGCCGACCATGCCGGGGTCGGCATCCTCGATCCGGCCGTCTCCGCGGATGACCTCCACTTTGTCGAGGTTGTTCGTGTAGGTGAAATCCGCGCTGACCACGGAGCCGAGCGCCGCGCCGGCGCGAGTGATGGCACCCTGGAACGGCGAGAACCGCTCGACCGAGGCCTCGGCGAGCGTGCCGGCGGCCGACGCCACCAGCTTGTTCTCGCCCTGAGCCATCAGGCCGAGCGTCGCGGTGAGCAGGCCGGAGCGCTGCATCTGCACCCGCATGGTGTTGCCGCGCACGCCGTAGTTCTGGCCGTAGCTCGGCACCTCCGGCAGGCCGACCTCGACGGTGCACGACGGCAGGGCGATGGCGCCGGAGGTGAAGACGTGCGTGGTCGTGCCGGTGTTCGTGGTGCTCGTCGGCTGGCCCATGAAGAGCTTCAGCCAGTTGCCGAAGTTGCGCAGGTCGATCGGCACGACCACGTCGCCGTCGTTGTTGATGACGTCGCGGGTCGGCGGCAGCGGCTCGCGGCCATAGCCGAGCAGGTCGCTGGCGATCAGGCCCTGCTCCTCGCCGAGGTTCGACGAGACGAAGGGGAGCTTCCGGAACCCGCTGGCGGGCGGGGTGCCGTAGGTGGTCTCGAAGGCAGCCGCCAGGATGGCGTTCGCTCCGCGCGCGCGAGCCATGGTTCTCTCCTCAGGGTTCAGTTCAGGGGGTCGGTGGTGCCGTAGACGGCGACGATCTCGACGAGCGCCAGGCGCGAGACGGCCGCGCCCTCCGCCGTCAGCGGCTCGGTGGTGGCGGCCTGCACCATCAGGTAGTCGCAGAGGCCACCGAGGGTCCGATCCGCCGCCACGGCCGCGCCGATGGCCTGCAGCATGGCGTCCAGGCGCAACTCGGCGCTGACGGTCCGGCTCTTGAGCGCCGCGACGTCGACCGGGATGGCGTGCTCGTAGATCCAGGTGGTGGGATTCAGCGTGACCTCGGGCTCGCCCGGGTCGCCGTCATCCATGTTGACGAAGCCGTTCGCCGGGATGGCCTCGGGCTTCACCTCGTTGCGGAAGTGGGCGGCCTTCGGGAGGGCACCTTTCAGCAGGGCTGAGACGCCCTGCAGTACCTGCTCTCGCTTGCTCGGCATCAGCGATTCACCGCGTAGACGGCCACGGGGATGGAGTAGGAGGCGCCGATCGCCAGGGCCGGCGCGCTCAGAACCGCCTTCACCTGGCCGGCGGCGGTCGGGAACAGGTGGTGCACGGCCAGACCCTTCGATGCCCCGGTGCCATCGGTGAGGCTCGCGAGGCTGGTCGGGTAGACCTCAAGGATGTCGGTGGTCAGCGCCCCGGCGCATGTGGCCGCCGGGCTGACCCGAATTCCAGCCGAGACGGCGAGCAGCATCGTCTCGCTGATCGTGGTGTTGCAGATGAACTGGCTGGATTTCGGACCGACCGGCCCGGGGGCGCCGGTCGCGCCAGCGGGCCCCTGAGCGCCGGTTGCTCCAGGCGCGCCCTGCGCGCCGGCTGGTCCCGCGGCACCTGCTGCCCCGGTTTCGCCTTTCGAACCCTGCGAACCCGCCGGACCCTGCGCGCCTGTCGGCCCGGGCGATCCGGCGGGACCGTTCTCCCCCTGCGGGCCCGTCAGCCCCTGCGGGCCGGCCGGTCCGGTTGGTCCAGCAACTCCCGGGCTACCTTGAGCACCGGCGGGGCCAGGCGGCCCTGCTGGCCCAGCAGCGCCAGCAACTCCCGCATCGCCTCTCGGACCTTGTGCGCCTGCGGCCCCTGCATTGCCCTGCTCACCCCTGGAGCCTTGTGCCCCCGGGTCACCTTGTGGCCCCTGAGAGCCGGGTTGACCAGCGGGGCCGGGCTCGCCCTTCTCGCCGCGCAGGCCGGGCGGGCCCGCGGTCCCGGGAACGCGCGCCGCGGCGGGAGCGGCCAGCAGCGCGGCGCAGAGCGCAAGGTGGAGAGCGCGCATCAGCCGCCGTTCCCGTACATGAGCTCGAATTCGCAGGTCATGCCGGACACGTCGGCCGGATAGCCGGGGATGGGCACGATCATGATGGAGACGATGCGGTTCGGGCCGCCCATCGGGTTGGCGGCGCTGCCCAGCGTCTCCGCACCGCGGCCGAACCGGGTGCCGCTGAACCGGTCGATCGTCCCCGTGCGGGAGGTGACCCGCGCCACGCCCGGGTACTCGGTCGCTACCGCAACCAGCGGCTCGAGCGCCGACACGCTGGTGATCCGGACGTCCGCCGCGGCGCACGGGTTATAGGCCCGGTAGGTGGTGGTGCCGCCCGGCTGGGTGACCAGGAACTGCTGAGGCGACGAGGTCGCCGGGAGCATGAAGCCGCTACCGGTCGCCCGGACGAACGGCATCACCATCGTCCGGTTCTGATCCGGGAACGAGACCACCTTGCCGTCGGCGCCGTAGATCGCGACCGGCTGCAACTGCACGCTCTGCGCGGCGCCCGGCGCCATGGTCGGCGGCGGCTCGGCCAAGGCAGGCGCGATGAGCAGCAGGAGCAGAGCGACGAGCGGAGCGAAGCGCGCCATGCGACGTCCTCGGTTCAGGCTTGCCAATTGGCGGCAATGGCCGCGGGCACACGCTCGGCCCAAGCGCGTGCCGTGGTGTCGATATCGAGCCGCTTGCGGAGCTTCGCCTGGCGCACCAGGACGAAGATCACCACGAACTTGCGGCCCCTCTCCGGGCCCGCCTCGCGGATCGCCCGGAAGCTCTTGCGCCGCTGGAAGCGCGCCGCCTGCCGCCGGTAGAAGGCATCCGCCACCAGCACGCCGCCGCTGCGGGTCGGGATGAAGCGCAGCTTGACGCCGGTCTCTCGCTCCCACGACGAGGGCGATAGGGTGTTGTCGGTCGAGCCCTTCGTTCGGCGCTTGGACAACTGCCGGACGCCGGCATCGGGCGTCGGGATCGCGAGGTACTGGCCGCCCTTGGCCTTGATCGTCACCCCGCGATCGAAGGCGTCGATCAGCTTCGGGGCGTTCGACGAGACGTAGGCCGCGGCGTCCGTGCTCTCGCCGGACTTCGGGAAGGCTTGGCCGCGCCAGGTGTTGGCGAGGCGCGGACCAAGCCCGGCTTCGCGCACCTCGGCGCGCAGATCCTCCTTCAGCCCGTCGGTGACCTTGCGCATGCCGGCGGTGACCGAGCGGGCGATCTGCACCTCGGTGCCGGAGAGAGCGCCGCGGATGTCCGGCGCCCGGGCGGTGAGCCTCACGGCTCCTCGTCCTCCGGATCGTCCTCGGCGATCGCCGCCACCTCGCAGGTGCGCACCAGGCGGTGGCTGTCGATCGTGGCGAGCCCGATGACCTCGAACAGGCCGCCGGGCTCGCCGTCCTCCACCCCTACCTCGAAGGTGTCGCCCTTGGCCGGGCTCGGCACCTCCGACAAGCGGACGTCGATCAGCATGGCATCGAGGTCGAATTGACCGCCGCCCGCTCCGACGATCCCCTCCGGCGAGCGCCGGCGGATCCGGACGGGCAGGCCATCGCCGGCACCGTTCGCCCGCCACACGGCGTCGCAGCTGAGGTTCGGATCCTCGAAGAGGGCGTCGACCGCCATCGACAGGACGCTCATCGCGCGGCGCGCTGCGCCTTGGTGGCGTCGGCCTCGGTCTTGGCCTTCGAAGCGTCGCCGCTCTGCTTGCCCTGATCCGCGCCCGCGGTGCCCTCGGCCTCGGCCGCCGGGGCATCGCCGCCGGTGTCGACATCTGAGCCCTCGGCGACCTCGTGCGTGCCGGCGGCGAGGGCCGCCTGCGCCTCGTCCCAGCCCATGGTGACGGGCTCGCCGCCCGTCTTGCCCTTCTCGCGCAGCCGCATGGCGTCGCTCCTCTGGATGATAGCCTGCTGTGCAGGCGTCAGGACGATGGGGCCGCCCAGGATCCCGGGCGGATAAGGGTCGACCTCGTCGGCGACGATCATGCGGATGGGCCGCGTGCCCCGCCTCAGTTCGAGGTGGTGCCGCGCACCAGCAGCGCCGGGCGCTTCACGAGCGGGAGCGGGTTGGACTCGGTGTGGATGTCCATGCCCTTGCCGAACTTCTTCGGCTCGAGCGGCGCCACGAACACCTCGGCGTCGCCGATCGCCGGCGCCTGGTTCACCGCCGACCAGAAGTCGGGCGGCGCCCAGTAGTTCGTGAAGGTGTCGGTGGTGCCGAGCGGGAAGAACCGCACGTCGCCGGCCGGGACGAACCGCTCCGGCACACTGGTGGTCCCGTCCTCCTGCACATAGGAGGCTGAGCCGCGGTACTCCTCGAAGGTGATGCCGCCGAAGGTGAAGCCCTTGCGGACGTCCTCGCGCAGGATCTGCGGCCCCGACTGGTAGTACTTGTAGGCCTCCTTCACGCTGGCGTGCGTGGTGAACTTGCGGAACCACTCGGGCGACGCGAGCGCGTGCACTCCGGTCATGGTCTCGCCGAGGAGGTTGTCCTCCATGTAGCCGGTCACGTCCTGGCACTTGCCGAGCACGTCGGTCGCCGCAGTGCCGAGCGCGAAGTCCACCACCTGCTGCGTCACCCCGAAGGCGGCGAACAGGTCGAGGATGACCGAACCGTCGTAGTCGCGGATCACCCCCTTGAGCGCGTCCATCCGCAGCTTCTCCAGCGTGATCGCGTGCTTGTTGCGCATCACGATCAGCTTCCGGTTCAGGAAACCCAGGACAGTCTCCAGGCCGACGATGCCGTTCGGCGTGAGCGCCAGCATGTTCTGGACATCGGTCGCCAGCACGCTGTCCTCGTGCGGGATGTGCGGCACGGGGAACGCCTTCGGCCGCTGCCGGCCGCGGGTGCCGAGCGTCGCCGGGGCGCCGCGCGGCCGGGTCGGCAGCAGGTTGAGCACGCCGTTCTCGAGGATCACCGTCACCGTGGTGGTGGCGATCGGCTCGGGCCGGAACAGCCCGAGCGCGTTGATGCGCCCATAGGCGTTCGGCACCAGCGTGATGTTGCCGGTGAGAGCGGACGCCGAGAAGGCGTCCTGGTTGAAGATATCGAGGATCTCGGGCATCGCGGTTCAGGCCCCCTGACGGACGATGATGCCGACCGCGCCAAGCTGGGCGTTCGCCGCTGCGCGCTTCGTGGCATCGTTGATGGTGGCCCCGTAGGTGAGGCCGGCGTGGCTCGCGATGGCGTGCCGGGACACGATCACCGCCTTGGCGTCGGCGCTCGTCGTGTCGACCGGGAACAGCAGCACCGCCACGGCGGTCTGCGAGCCGTCGGAGCCGGAGGCCGCGGCCGGCACGTACTTGCCGGTGGCCGTGACCTTGGCGAGCACGGTGCCGGAGACGAGCTTGCCGGAGCCCGAGGCGATGATCGCCGTGTCGCGGCTGCGGTAGGAGCCGTCCTCCGACTTCAGCCAGTCGGAGGCGACGATTGCGGTCTCGAGGAGGGCCATGGATCAGGCGTCCTTCTTCATGCCGGCGCGGCGGAGCTCGCGCTCCATGCTGCTGGCGGAGGCAATGAGACCGGCGTTGCCCGTGGGCGCCGGCGGGTGGGACGAGATCGAGGTCTTCTCCTCGGCGGCTACCAGCCTGTCGAAGAGCGCGGCCCGGGCCTGCTCCACGGTCTTGCCCTCGGCGAGCATCGTGGCGTCGAGGTCGGCCGGCAGGGTCGGATCCTTGCGGCGGGCGAGCGCGACGAGGTTCTTGATCTCGCCGGCCGCCCCGATCCGGGCCTTGGCCTGGTCGATCGTCACGCCCTCGGCGAGGAGGTTCGACGCCATAGCCGGGACGCCACCCTCGACGCAGAGCCGGGCGATCTCGGCCGCGTCGGAGCGAGCCACGGTGGCGGTCGGAGCGGGCGCCGGCTGAGGCGCCGGCTTGGTGGTGGGGGCGGGCTCGTTGCCCGCCTTCTCGGTCGCCATCAGCTTCTCCTTCTGGCGGGGTGGGGCGGCGGGCGCCGCGGCGGTCGCACGGGCACGGTTCGTCCACGCGCGCTGATCGGCCAGGGCGACAAGGCGCTCCGGCGGATGGGTGAAGAGGCGGTAATCGAAGGCGGTCGGCTCGGCCGGCACTGCATCGTCGTTGGCAGCCTTGGCCTGGACGCGGTCCGCATAGCCGCGCTCGACCGCCTCCTCGGGCGTCATCCAGATCTCGGCGCGCATGTCGGCGCGGGCCTCATCGGCGGTGTGCCCGGTGCGGTCGGCGTAGATGCCAGCCATCGCCGTCGCGAGTGCGGTCAGGCTGCGCACCGAGGCCTCGTGATCCGACACGGTGCCGAAGGTGAAGCCTGAGGGGTCGTGCACCATCATCAGGGCGCCAAGCGCCATGACGATCTCATCCCCGGCCATCGCGATGACGGAGGCCGCCGAAGCCGCGATGCCCTCCACGACGATCGTCTTGCGGCCGGTGTGCGCCGCGAGCGCGGAGTGGATCGCCGCGCCCTCGGTGGCGATTCCACCGCCGCTGTTGAGGCGGATCGTGACGTCTGCGCCGCGCCCGACCTGGGCCAGGGCCACGATGACGTCGGACGCGGTGAAGCACTCGTCCCAATAGAGGTCGCCGACCGTGCCCGAGAGCACGATCTCGTTCCCGTTGACCAGTACGGCCATGTCGGATCCTGTCAGGTTGTCGGCTGGGGCTTGGTCTGCGGCGCAGGGTCGGCCGGCGGCGCCGGATCGCTGGCCGGCGCAGTGTCGACCGCCTTCCGCCCATCGCTGGTGTAGGCGAGCCCCATTTCGTCGGCCCGCTCGTTGTCCGCCTGGTTCTCGGCGTCGATGGTCTCGGCATCGAAGCCGCCCTCGGCGACCTTGCGGGCGCGCGAAGTGAGACCGGCCTGGATCTCCTTCGTCTTGCCCTCGACGTCCTGCACCGGGTGAATGTACGGCCAGGCCTGCGGGACCCAGTTCGCGGCGTAGGCGGCGGCGCGCGGCATGCCGGCCGGCAGCTTCAGCGCGCCCGACATCAGGGCGAGATCAATCCACCGGCGCCAGATCGGGCGGCAGAACTGGAACACGACCTGATGGTGTTGCAGTGCCTCGACGCCGCGGCGGAAGTCGTTGAGGGCGGCACGCAGGGTGCGATCGTCGAGGGTGCTGTAGTCGCCGCTCAGGATCTCGTAGAGCAGGCCGCAGGCCGCCGCGATCTGGCGCTTGGCCTCCCGGACGAACATGTCGAAGTTCGGCCCGACGTCCTTCGGATCCGAGAACTGCACCTCCTCGCCGTCGGCCAGCACCTGCAGGGTGCCGGGCTCGAATTCCAGCGACACGGCGCCATCGTCATCGGCGCCGTCCGTCCCCAGCGGGCCGGATCCGGCCGGGCTGTCCGCCCCCTCTTCCATGGACCGCTTGATGAAGCCGACGAGGCGGGCGGCGTTCTTCTTGCGGACGAGTTCGGCGTCCAGGTAGCCGTCGAGGTCGTAGAGCGTGCGCAGCGCCCGGGCGAGCCAGGGTTCGCCGCGGTCCTGCCCGGGGCGCATCGCTCGATAGAGGTGCGCCACGTCGGCTGCCGGCACCTCGGCGAGTTCGAGGCCGGCCGGGGCCATCACGCCGTCGCCGGGGTGCTCCCGGTAGAGGAAGTAGCTCTGGCGCCGCCCGATCGCGTTGTAGCGGATGCCCTGGCGGATGTTGCTGCCGGGCTCGGTCTTGAGGTGGGGGCAGTGGTCGCCTTCGAGCACCTGCAGCTGCAACGGCACCGACAGGCCGTCCGAGAGCAGGCGGGTGCGCAGGCGGGTGAAGCTCTCGCCGCCCTCGACCATGCCGCGTACCGCGATAGCCTGCAGGCCGTAGAAGTCATGGGCGCCGATGCTGTCGGCCTCGTCGGTCCAGGCCAGGAACAGCGCCTGCAGCCCGGCCCGGAACGCGGCGTCCTCCTTCTTGATCCGGCGGGCCTCCGCCTTGGACAGCCCCTCGGTCGAGCGCGCCGCGGTGGAGCGCGGCACGATACCGGTGCCGACGATGTTGCTCACCAGCCGGTCGACCGCGGCGCCGGCATAGGGGTTGCGCCGGGTCTGGTCGCGGCTCTTCCGGCGCAGCTCGTCCAGCGCGTAGGTGATCGCGCTGTTCGGGCCGTAGCTGCCGACCCGCCAGGATCGCGAGCGCCGGCCGCGCCCGCCCGCGACGTCGTAGGCCGGGGCCTCGAGCGTACCGGCCGGCTCGCCGTCGAGATCCATGGCGACCGGCGCGACGTACTCGCCGGTGCCTTTCACCCGGAACCGGACCGGCGGCTGCACGCTCACCACCCGCTGCGCCCCGTCATCACGACCTGCCGGGCAGGCCGCACGACCGTCCCGCCGGTCGCGACCACCAGCGCGGTGATGTCCCGATCCAGGTCCCGGAGCGCCTTCTTCATCTCGTCGTAGGTGCGGTAGGTGACGCGCCCCGTATTGTCGGCGCCCTCGACGGTGAGCACGCCGCTCGCCATCGCCACGCGCAGCTTCACCCGCTGGGCGCGCAGCTTCACGAGTTCCTGTTCCGGCGTGTCGGCCATGCTCACCTCGTGGGCCTGTTGTTGACCCGGCTGCGCCGGACGGCGCGACGTTGCAGGTTCCGCGCGGCCAGGGTGCCGGCGGCGACCGCGGGCGGCAGCGGCGCCTCATCGGTCGCCGGGCGGGCCCGCTCGATGCCCAGCGCCGCCTCGAGGTCGCGCCAGTGCAGTTCCCGCCACCGGTCCCATCCGCGCATCGCGGCGAGGCCGCGGGCGTAGTTCGCGCAGTCCAGCACCTCGTTGCGCCGCCCGCCGATCGGCACCCACTCGCGCCGGGTGCGGCCGCGCGTGACGTGGGTGACCAGTTCCTCGGCGGTCAGCTGCTTGACCTGATCCTCGGGCACGTCGCGCGGCAGGTGGACGAAGCCGGCCGGGAAGGGGTTGCCCTCGGCCGGCCGTTGCAGGGCGAGGCAGCCCATCAGTTCCTGCTTGGCGAACGACGCGCCCACCCGGATCGTCTTCAGCCCGCGCCGCAGCTTCTTGCCGGCGGGGGTGGTGTCCTTCGCCCCCACGCCGAGGAAGGCCGACGCGTAGCTGTCCTGGCCGTCAACGGCGTGGACGTTGCCGCGCCCGGCCTGCGAGCGGACGAAGGCGTAGACCTCGGCGGTGAAGCCGCTCGAATCGATGCCCCAGTCCCGCACCGCCATCTCGGCGCCGGCCTCGTGCTGCCACGTCTCCTGGAACATGGCCTCGAGGTCGACCCATACCTCCGGCCGGTTCGTCGGCCCCGGCAGCACCCGGTGCTCGACCAGCCAGCGTTCCCGGTTCCGCCCGAAGCCCCAGACCCCGACCTCGAGGCGATCCTTCTGGACGTCGACCCCGGCGAACAGGATCAGCGCGGCCCGGCAGACCGTGCCCGACAGGTAGGTGTCCCGCCGGGCGTAGACGTCGTGCCAGTCCGGCGCGTCGGCGCCCTCCTTCCAGGTGCGGGCGAGCTGGGTGTTGAAGAAGGTCCGCAACGTCTCCGGCCCCCGTCGCAGCGCCCGCGCGAACTTGGCGACCGTCTCCCGGATCGTCTGCTTCGGTGCGTAGAGCTTCGAGGCGACGCCGCCGGCATGGTCGTTCGGTACCGCCTGCACGCCGCAGTGCCGGCAGAGCGCCCGCCGCACCCCGTGCGCCAGCGGCGCCCACCGCTCCGGCGTCTGCGGCTCGCCGCAGCAGGTGAACGACCGGGTCTGCCTCCACTCGACCTGCTTCAGCGCGACCAGGCGCTGGGCCTCGGTCCACGGCCGCTCGCAGGCCTCGCACTCATACCACGCCGTCTCGGAGCGGATCTTGCCGGCCTCGTCCTTCTCGAACCGGACCCGCTCCCATTCCAGCGACTGCCAGGTGCCGCAGCCCGGGTGGGGGCAGCGGACGAAGGCCTTGCGCTGGTCGCTCTCCTCGTAGCTCGCCTCGATGGCCGAGCGCCCGGCGATCGTCGGCGAGCAAGCCACCACCGTGAGGCTGTTCGCCTTGAACTCGGCCTGCCGCTCCTCGGCGAGGTCGATCGGCGGGCCCTCTCCGCCGGCGGACAAGGGGTACTTGTCGATCTCGTCGCAGACCAGGAGCCGGATCGGCCGCATCGCGAGGTTGGTCGGGCTGTTCGCGCCCACCAGGGTGATGTGCCCGCCCGGGAACTGCTTGTGCGACAAGGTCGCGCCGGCGTCCCGGGACTTGGCCTCGCCGAACAGGTCGGTCAGCACCTTGGTGTCCCGGATCATCGGTGCGAGCCGGTCCTTCGAGAAGGTCTCGGCCGCATCGTCCTTCGGGAACACCCCGAGCATCGGGCAGGGATCGACGTGGGCGAAGCGGCCGATGACGTTCTCGATGAGCGTCGTCTTCAGCAGCTGCGTGCACGCCATGAGCGTGATCTTGCTGACCCCGGGCTCGGTCGCCCAGAGCATCGGGCCGCGGGCGACCTCCACCCGCGACACGAAGAACTTGCCGCCGTTCGAGCTCTCCTTGCTGAGCTTCCGGTACCGCTCCGCCCACTGCACCACGTCGAGGTTCGGCGGCGGGGTCATGCCGCGCCGCCAGGACCGGCGTAGGCTGGTGACGTCAGCCGGCCTCGGGGGAGCCGAGATCGGGACTGCTGGGCTCGCCGAGTTCGGCGAGGTGCTGTTGGACATAGGTGGCGAGGACCTGGGTCAGCGTCCGGGCATCGACCTTCAGCGCGTCAGCCATCTCGATGCCGACCCGGGCCGGCCAGGCGAGCCAGGCGTCCCGCATCGCCCGGGCCTCGTCGAAGAAGGCGGCCTCGGCCTCGGCGCGATCGACCAGCTTGCCCTGCTTGGTCAGGTACTCCTGCCGGCGGAGCAGGCCGAGGTGGTTCTCCTTTCGCTGCGCCGCTGCGGCGAGCGAGAGATTCGGGTTCTCCGGGTCGAACTCGGGCGGCTCTTCATCACCGTCTGGCTCGGACCGGCTCGGCTGCGGGATCGCGCCCCTGTGGTCCGCCTTGCTCGGCCGCGGCGTCGGGCGCTCGCGCGGATCGAGCTCGGCTCGTGGCATGGTGCGGATCGGGCGGTGCGTCGTGCCGCCCCGGTTGGTGGCGGGGCGCTGGTCGAGGTTCCATTCGGTGGCCTCGACCTCGACCCGGCCGTCCGCGGCCAGCGCCAGCAGGCCTTGCCCCTTCCACTTCGTGACGATCGCCTTCGAGACGCCGCGGTGCCGAGCGAACTCGGCCTGGGTCATCGTGGCGGCGGGGCGTTCACTCGGGGCGTTCACCGTACACCGTTCACGGGTTTTGGCACTCTGGCGCTAGGAAACTCGGGGGCCCCGACCACCCGTATAGGTCCAGATCCCCCAGGGGCCCTGACACTTCGGGGCGGGAGGCGTCAGTCTCCACCACCGCTCGACCCGCCCCAGGACACGCCGCTGTCGTGGTGGCTGTGACAGGACGAGGTGTCGGGCTGAACTTTCCCTCAGGAGGCTTGTTGCCGACCTGCGCCTACGCACGCCGGAGTTCCCCATGTCGAAGATCATCACAGCCGATTTCAAATCGCGCCGGGACGCCGAGATGGCGGTCGAACACATCGTGCAGGAGCACAACCTTGATCGTAAGGCTGTCAGCATCGGACCGGCCTCAAGCGAGAACACGGCCGGGACGGAGGCGGCACGGGCGGATGTCGAGGACGGTCACCTCAAGTCCGACACGGACGGCGAGCCTGCCCTTCACGGGAAGGTCAGGGTGTCGGTCCAGGTGGATGATGCGAACGCCGACAAGGTCATGGATTCCATAAAGACCTTCCACGGTGAGAAGGTCTCCTGAAAGGGCATCTTACGCGGTCGTTCCATGCCAGCCGGTCAGCCGCATGGAACGACCTGGCTGACCGGATGGTCGGTCAGCTCAACAGCATCATCGGCAGCGAAGTCATTGTGGTGGTGCCGGTGGGCTGGCAGGGGGTGGGGCTCAACTGAGCCCCCTCACCGCGGGGCGGCCCTCTCGGCCGCTCACCCGCTCAGGTCCACCGTCGGGGCGGAATTACTGACTCGGCGGTCATTGGCGCCAAAGCTAACGCACGGCAGGTGCAAGAGCACTGCCGGGCGGACGTCTCCCGATATCATGCCACGTCCTTGAATTTCAATCCCAAGTTCCGCGCTGCCTTGTGGGTGCAGGTCGCCGAGTACGGCAGCGCCCCGATCTTCACCAAATGGCGGATCAGCGGCGGCACCTCCATCTGCGGGTCCGTCTGCCTCAGTGTGGCGTCGAACTCGCCCCGCAGGATGCGCAGACGCAGATCCTGCACCTCGCCCTGGTTCAGCACCGCCCACCGATCCGACGCGCCCCTCACGACCCGCTCCAGGCCGTAGATGCCGGCGACGTGCTGGCTCAACGGGTCGAGCCCGAACACCACGATGCGGGCCATCAGCGGGCGCTCGGCGACGATCCGCTTGCGATTCCGCACCCGCCAGAACCGGAGCATCGGGAGGACCGTGTCCACGCCCCTTCGGGCCATGGCGTCGCGCACCTGGATCTCGCAGCCAGGGTTAGTGACAGCAGCATGCCAGCGGACCGGGTTGGGCTCGCCGGCGGCCTGGCACATGGCAGCCTCGCGGCGACTGTCCCGCGGCCAACGGCAGCGATCACCAAGGCGCAGCGACGGCGCGGCCGGCAGCACCGGCGCGTCCGTCGCGTCACCAGCAGCCTGGGCAAGAGCGATCGAGCGGCGGGACATTTCAGACTACTCCATACTCAATCATGGCAAGGTCCACTCACGACGCCGGCGAACAGGATAAGCAAAAATTCAGGCGGCAATTAGTCGAGTTGCCAGGACATCACACCAGTCAGCCCCGATTTGCGTGGGTATCTCCACTCGCACGGTGGATATGTCGCGTCGAATTCGGTGAGCGAGGGCATAGGCGGCGGCCTGCCCAGCGTAAGCTGCATCAGAATCCCCAAACACGACGACTTCCTGAACGTCGGGTGGCGGCTCCCACTTGGCGAGCAGGGTGGAGTTGATTGCGGCCCAACACGGGATGCCGAAGAGAGACGCCGCGGCAAAAGCGGTCTCGATACCCTCGGCGATCCCGAGGACGGGGCCGGGATCGAAGAGGCGGATCGCGGCGCCAGCAGGGATGGGGCCGGGCATCATCCGGCGCGGATCGTCGACCGGCGCCTTCCTGCCGTCCTCGGTCAGGTAGGTGCGGTGGATCGTAGCCGGCGCGCCGTCGGGCCCGGTGACCATGGCGAGCATGGCCGGATGCCAGGAGGGCGTCTCGCCCTGGTAGCGGAGGCGGGTGACTGTGCGCAGGCAAGCCGGGATGGTCGCCAGGCCAACGCGCTGTGCGAGGTAGCGAGCAACGGGGTCGCCGGGCTGAACCGGAGCGGAGGACCGCCACAGCCGGTTCAGGCGCTCGCGGCAATCGTCGGCGGAGCGCTTTCCCCGCACTGGGCGGGCTGGGACCGTGCCCATTAGAGCATCGACGCGCTCGGCCACCTCCCTGAACGAGATGCCAAGCACCCGTATCGCCAGCGTCGGGCCGTCGCCGGGCCCGCAGTGATTGCAGATCCAGGTCCCTCGACCTTCGAGGTCGTCGAAACGGAATCGTGTCTTGCCGCTGCAGAGAGGGCAGGGGCCTTGCTTCGCGGTGAGGTACTTCCGATCCACCCCGAGGAGGGGCAGGAGTTCGGACCACCGACCGCTGGCGCGTTCACTCAGCGGCCTGGACATGGTGGACCTCCTGCTTCTTGGCGAAAGCGATCGCGCGAGACCGGACCCAGCTCAAGATTTCTGGGGTGGGCTCGACCTCCGGCACGTCCCGGTAGTGGTTGGGCCAGACGCCGGTCAGCTCGCGGAACTGGTTCGCCGCCCAGCCGGCGGAGTAGCCCCGGCGCCGCCCGACGAGCTTGAGCTGCCCGAACAGGTCGGCCTTCTCGAGCGTCTTGGCCCTGGCCTTGAGCGGCTTCACCTCGACGAGTTCGCCGTCCTCGCACTGGATCTCGCTCTGCTTCTCCGGCTTGAAGCCGCAGGCCGGGCAGGCATGGACCTTCGGCGGCTTGAGGAAGGAGCAGGACGAGCACTCCTTCGGCAGGGGCTCCGGGCGCTCCCTCGCGTCGCGCTTCTGGCGCTCCCGGCCGTCGTCGAGCCGGTCGTGGTGGATGTCGGTCACGAAGCCGAGCCGCAGGTGCGTGTCGGAATGGTCGAGGACCAGGCAGTCGGCCTTGCCCGGCGCTGTCCGCAGGCCCCGCCCGATGATCTGGACGAACAGCATCTCGGACTTGGTCGGCCGCGCCAGCACGATGCAGCGCACGTCGAGATCCACGCCGGTGGTGAGGCAGCCGACGCTCGCGATCGCCTTCAGCTCGCCGTGGGTGAACTGCCGGAACAGCGATTCGCGCTCCTCGCTGCCGGTGTAGGCGTCGATGTAGCCCGTCGCTACACCGGCGGCCTGGAACTGCGCCTGGAGGTGCTTGGCGTGCGGCCGGTCGACGGCGAAGATGAACGTCGGGCGGTTCTCACCGCGCCGGAGCCAAGTCTGGACGACGTCGGCGACGAGGCTGGCCTGGTTCATCGCCTCGCCGAGGTCGCCCTCGTGGTAGTCTCCGGCCACCGTGCGGACCTCGGACAGATCGGGATGCGACGGTGCGTAGACCCGGAACGGCGAGAGGTAGCCGGCCTCGATCAGATCGGCGGTGGTCGTGACCTGGATCAGGTCGTCGTAGAACTTCCCCAAGCCCTTCGTCCACGGCGTCGCCGAAAGGCCGACGAACGGGACTCGCTGCCAGGCCGGATCGCCCATCCACACGCCCAGCATCTCGAACCAGCGATGCGCCTCGTCGATCACGACGATGTCGAACGGCGGGATCGCCCGGCGCTGCAGGGTCTGGATCGACGCGACCTGCACCGGCTTGCTCGCATCGGTCATAGGGTGGCTGCCCTGGATCACCCCCACGTCGTGGATTCCCTCGGTGAAGAACGACCGGACGGTCTGGTCGATGAGGGACAAAGCGGGAACAACGAACAGGATCCGCTTGCCCTTCGCCAGCGAGCCCTTCACCAGCGCCGCGCCGACGACGGTCTTTCCGAAGCCGGTCGGGGCCTGGAGCATCGGGCGGCGCCGGCCGCTGCGGAGCGAGTCCCGGAGGCGGTCGATGATCGCGACCTGATGGGGGCGAAGCTGCCGGGTCATCGGTCGCCCCCTGCGGCAACGTCGAGATCGTCCCAGGCCGGGCTGTCCAAGCCGAGGGGGGAGCTTGGGCCGAAAGCGTCGTCGCCAAACGGGTCGAAGGGGGTGCCGGGGCGGCGGGTCGCGCCTACCTGCTCCACATCCTGAAACCTCTTCTCACGGCTAGGAAGAAGGTTCATGGTAGTTCTTGGTAGGTTCTTTCCCCGGCACGTGGTGCCGCTAACCTTACCTTCAGATGCCGCTAACCCGTCCTTGATATGCCGGTAACCATTTCCGGATTTAGCGGCATCATCTGCCGGTAAATCATGGCCTGAGGGGCGGGCCGGCTCGGGTCGGTCCATGGGATCGACAGCAACCGTGACGAGGTCGAAATCTGCCGCCAAGTTGAGGACGATCAGGTCCGAGGCGCGTCCGCCCACACCGTTGCCGCGGTGCGTCCGGGCGATGGCACCGGCGGCGCTCAACTCGGCCAGGACAAGGCGGATGGTGCGAACTGCGAGGCCGGTCTCAGCGGCCAGCGTCGCCTGCGAGGGCCAGCAGCGGCCCTCCTTGTCCGCGTAGTCGGCGAGCGCGTTCAGCACGACCCGGCAGGTGGTGCGCACGCGCTGACGCTTGGCCCATTTGGTAGCGACGACGCTCACTGCTCGCCTCCCTGCATGGAAGCGGCAACCAGATCGTCGGCCACGCGGTAGGCACGCTCGGCGGCGTCCGGCAGGCTCGTCGCCTTTGCGATGGTGGAGCCGCCGTAGCGGAGTAGGCAGTCGCCAAAATCGACCACCATCCGGTAGTCGCCTGCCTCACGGGCTCGGCGGACCAACTCGTGGCGGAGGGCGTACAGCGCCGCGTCGGCGGCGGCGTAGAGGCTCGGGTCGGCGCGAAGCTGTGTCTTGAGTTCGGGCATGACGAGACCGTTCCGAGAACCGCTGACGCGGTCGGTTGCAGGTTTCGGCGGATGGGAAGGGGGCTGGCGCCCTAGGCGCGGGCGGTCACGGCGGCGCGCGCACCTGCGCCCTCGGCCGCTCCTTGGTGGTCAGGTGGGCCCGGAATTCGGTGACAGGCGGCTCGGGTGCCGGCTGCAGCAGCGAGAGAGCCAGGACCGTGTCGCGGTGCGCGCGAGCCCGGGCCCGATTCTTCTGTGCCGCCTCGGTCAGGTCGCTGGTGGCGAGTGCGTCGGCGAGTTGTTCTTCCGAGCGGGCCTGGGCGTCGTACCAGCGGATGAGCTGGTCGAGCCGGGGGCCGGAGATCGGCCGATCGCTCACCAGGATGGTGATGGCGCACTTGTCCGCCATCACTCGGCCGCCTCCGGCAGGGTGACCGCCGAGGCTGCGGTTAGGATCGCACCCCGCAGCCGCAGGTTCTCGGCCGTCAGGCGGGAGACCTCATCCTCGAGCGCCAGGTGGTCGCGCTCGTCGCGGGCGAGGTGCGCTCTCATGAAGGCGGTGTAGGCTGCACCGACCGCGGCGTGGTCGGCCGGGTCCTCGCTGTCGGCGGCGATCCGCTTGGCGTCGACCCAGGCCCGGAACAGACGGTCCCGGTACGCGCGGGCCGGCGCGAACTCAGCGTCCGGCGCGACCGCGGCGAGGACGGGATCAGGGGTGGTCATGGATCACTCTCCCTCAGCCAGACGCCGAGAGCGGCCAGCCAGCGCCCGGAGCGCATCAGCATCCGCCCCAGCGGTTCCCGCACGGAGACGGGACACGCGTTCCGCCAGCGCTTCGAAGTCTGCTGCCAACGAGGCGTACTCATCTGATCTCTCCCGGGTGCGGGCCGCACGCGCCGCTCGGATCGCCTCGATCTCCGCGGCCTGGACGCACCGGGCCTTGCGGTACCAGAGGTCGAAGGCCCGCCAGTACGAGAGCCCGGCCCGCCGAGCGGCGCGGCCAATCTGAACCTTGATGCTGTCGTTACCGACCGGCTGCGCGATCTCGCGCAGACCCTCGGCCGCCTCAAGCAGGAACGCGGTCACGCGCTGCTCCCAAGACTTTTGGGACATCTCCCAATCCACCTCCGCCACGATCCGGGTCGTGACGGAGGTGCCAGATGAGGAGATGCCCCGAGGATGAGTTGACGGAGACGGAGGCCACGCTGCGCACCACCCTGGCAGGACCGGGCGCGGCGCGGGCCGCCGAGACGAGACGCAAACACAAGGAGCGGGCGCGCCAGCGCCGACGCCGGCACGCGCCCTGGGAGCGAAGCGCGCTCCAGTCCCGCCGCCGGCCCCGATGAGAGGAGCCGGTCATGACCGGACGCGAGACCGACCCCGATCAGGACTTCACGATCGAACTGCAGCGCATGGAGTTCGAGGACGACGACCCCTTCGGCCCGGAGACCTACGTGATCACCTTCCGGGTCGAGCGGGACGGCAGAGGATTCGACGTCAACGTCTGGCTGCTGGCCCACAGCGTGCCGACGGTCGATTTGATCAGAGCCGCGATGGTGCTGCTGCACGAAGTGGTGGCGAAGCTCACCGAGCAGACCAGGGCGTGGAAGGGTGGGACGGCCTGACCACGACACACGGCGGTTGAGAAGTGCGAGCGCCGGGCGGCGGAGGATTCGCGCGCGCCGTCCGGCAGCGCTACCCTGGAGTTGTCGAGGCGCCGTGGAGCGCGTCGAAGCGTTGTGAAAGTGAGGGGTCGGGTGGCTGCCCGACCCCTCGCGCCGATGCTCGCACTCAGGGAGACGACTTTGAGCAACGACGATTTGAAACTGCACGCCATGGTGCTCGCACTGCGAGCTACCGTTCAGGCAACGATGGTGCATCTCGCGGCGAAAGATCCGGTCTTGCGTGGCAAGATCGAGATCGATGCTGGCGAGTACATCAACAAGACGGTTGGCGAAGGCACCCCTCTCCATCAAGAGGCCCTGACTGCCCTGAGGATGTCGATTTTCAACTTTCGCTAGCATCATTGCGCCGCAGGCCTCGTCTGGCCTGCGGCGTGCCGCGGCGCGAACTCGCCCATGCGCTCGCGCTCAGCGTCAGAGACTTGAGCCCTCAAGTCATCCCATCTGCGCTTTCGATCGGCCAAGATCCGCGCATCGATCCGCCGATCCAGCCAGGAGAGGAGTGAGCGGATCAACATAGATCGAACTCTTTTGAGGAGGCTTCTTCCAATGGTCTATGAATGCCGTTAGGCCACTCAGCTTTTGGCGGCCAATGTCGCGAGAACCAAATCATTACCTGGGTATATTTTTTTACTGTGAATGTTCTAGTTCTATCGTCCAGTCTTTCGAAGAACCGCCAATCACCCGCGCAGCGCTGAGCCACGGTTGATGGGCTTATATTTGCGGAATGCGCCATGAACGTCGAAAAGCACATTCGCAAATTTTGCCTCAGGATCTCATCCATGGAGCACCGCGTGAAAGTCGGATTTCCGACCATGCTATCGGATTTTTCCGAGCAGGCAAGCGCGACAATGCGTCTGGCCCCACAGCGGGGCTCATGGGATAATCGGATATGACCGATACCACTCCGACATTCGACGCCGACAAGGCTCGGCTTAATATCGCAGCCCTGCTCGAAAGCACGGGTCGCAGCTCATTCTATATATCTGAAGAAATTGGGCGCAACAGAACATACATAGACGATTTTCTTCGTGGAAAAAAGAAATCAATCCCATATAAAGAGATTGTTGCTATTGCAACAAAGCTGGGTGTGTCACCAAATTTTATTGCAGGCATGCAGCTTCTTCCTGCTAACAATGATACAGACCTCTTTCTTCCATCTTGGGGCGGAGAGGATGAGCAGACTGCGGACAATTGGCTCAAAAGCTCTCCCGTGAAATGGAATGGATCGAGAATAGTAGCAACGACTGAGGATGATCCTTACCACTTTAAGCTGACAGTTGAAACTGGAGAGCGATCGTTCGCATTTGCCGAGAAAAATTATAATATACCAAGCTGGGCCAAAATTGATGCGATGTCCAAGGTCAATGTGAACACCGACGGCATACCCGAGTTGGACACCTCAATCCCAGAAATCGGTTATCCACAACCCGTAAAAACGCACCCGAAAGGCAGAATATATCAGCCAGGGGTAGTTATAGATATATGGGATATTCCGTGGAAATATCTATCAGACGAACTTAGGCTCGATCCAAAAAATTTAGATATTATAGCTATCACTGACAGTGCGATGACGGATCAAAGCGGCTCAGGTTATTTAGATGGGGATCGTGTATTTATAGATAGATCTGACTGTAATATTCGCAGGGGTGGAGTTTTTTGTATCACAGACCAGGATATCACGCTGGTGCGTCAGATTGAAATTGTACGCAATAGTCAAATCGATAAAATTAAATGCATTAGTTATAATCCTAGATTTGATAACTTCGAGGCCGAGCTGGGTGAGGATGTAAAAATTATTGGCCGCGTGGTGCTACGAATCGGCAAGCCGAGATAGGGCCTTGCTACCGATCCGATTGACGTGTCGGATTTTTCCGACATAATGGCCTTCGTGCATCGGAAAGAGATGCTGGAGGCCGCCCGTGCTGCCCAACCCGATCCCCGTTATCCCCATTCTCGCCGTGGCCGTGCTCTGGTGCGCTGGCCGCGCGCTCACCCACCAGACGGAGGGCTGAGGGATGGGAGCGCTCACCACCTTCGACTTCGAGACCAAACCGCTGCGCTTGGTCGATCGGAACGGCGAGAGCTGGTTCGTCGCCGCTGACGCTGCGATCATCCTCGGCCACCGGGATGCTGAGAAGCTGACCCGCACGCTCGATGACGACGAGAAGGGTACCCACACGGTGGGTACCCCTGGAGGCGAGCAGACGGTCGCCATCATCAGCGAGGCGGGCCTGTACCGGGCCATCCTCCAGCGCCGTGCGACGAACTCCGTCCCGTCCGAGATCCGGCAGGCCATCACCCGCTTTCAGCGCTGGGTCTTCCACGAGGTGCTGCCGAGCCTCCGCCGGACCGGCACCTACGCCCCGGCCGAGCGGTCCGATGCGCCCGGGGTCGCCACCGCCTTCCGCTCCTACTTCTCCATCGGCGAGCTGATCGGCCTCGACCGCAACCAGGCGGCTTTGGCGGCCAACCGCGCGACGCGCACCACCACCGGCATCGATCCCCTGGCGCTGATGGGCGCTACCCATCTCCTGGCACCGCAGCAGGCCCCGCTTCTCACCCCGACCGACCTCGGCAAGGAACTCGGCGGCCTCTCGGCCATCGCGACCAACAACATGCTGGCCGAGCGCGGCTTCCAGGAGGGGCGTCGCGACGCCAAGGACCGGCCCTACTGGGTTCCGACCGAAGCGGGCGAGCGCTTCGCCGTCTTCCTCGACACCGGCAAGAAGCATTCCGACGGCACGCCGGTGCGCCAGCTCAAGTGGTCGGCCGACATCGTTGCCGCCCTGCGCGAGACGTCTGCGGCCGACGCGCCCGTAGCCTGATCCTCTTCTTCCCAGTTCCCGCCCTCGTCGGCTGAGAGCCGGCCCGGACGGGCCACCCCGCGGGTCCTCGCCCGCCTTCTCCCCACACAGCCAGACCCATCAGGAGGCTGCTATGCTTCACGTTCCCGGTATGCCCGAAGGCGTTCACGTTTCATTCTCGCCGGAGAACCTGCCGGCGCCGGTTCCGGCCCAGACGGCCCTCGTCGGGGCCGGCACGCCTTCGGAGGCCCTGGCTGCGCTGATCCAGGCGCACGAACTGGCATATGCGCACGCTCTCTTCGCCGACACCTACGGCCAGCCGGACGCCGCGGCTCGGAAGCAGGCTGAGGAGGAGGCTTTCCGGGCGCTCCTGCACACCCCGCTTCACTCCGACGCCGACCGGGCCGCCTACGCCCTCGCCGTGATCGAGCGGCAGAGCAGCGCCCTCATAGTCGAGCGGTCCCTCGGCCGGGATCACCCTATGCCGGTCGCTTACCGCAACCTCCGCTTCGGCGAGCATGCCCGAGAGCCGGAGCAGATGCTCCACCTTGGGCGTCCGGCCAAGTCCGAGACCCCCACGGACCCGATCCTCACGGCGATCGAGGAGCAGCGCCGGCTCAACCAGGAGCATGAGAGCCTGCACAAGGTTTGCTGCGGCGAGCCGAACAACCACCCGTCTTGGGTGCCCGAGAGGCCAGCGCATGCCGCCATGTGGGATCACTGGCGCAACGTCGTTCTGAATACCGTCCCGCAGACCGCTGAGGGCTGCCGAGCGCTCGCCGCCTACGCCCTCGAATTCGAAAAGGATCAGGGTACCGGCTTCGAGGAAGAGGCGCCCGTCCTCTTGGATCTGATCGCCCGCTCTCCGCTGGCGACGTCGGCGGGTGAGGACATAGCAGCCTTCGCGATACTCGACGCCATCGAGCGGGAATGGGTGGCGCAGATGGCCCAGGAGCACGAGGAGCGCAACGATCTCAGCCAGCAGGCCGATGAGCGCGACGGTGTGAGGATAGATCGGAAGTGGGCGCTTCTGGACGCTGCCGCGGCACTGCCCGGTCACTCACGAGAAACCCGGCACGCAAAGGCACTCGCCCTCTCTTGGAGCGTGCAAAGTGACCTCTGGCGATCCGACTGGACGCGTGACCAATACCGGGCTGACGGTCGCCTCTTGCTCGACCTGATGAGCAGCCTCGCCGGCCAGGTTCCGGCTTCGCCAACCACGGCACCGAAGGTCACCGACCCCGAGACGCCGAACCTCGATCTATCCGGCTATTCGGTCCCGCAACTCTGCGCCCTGTTCGATGTCTACGATCGGGCGGAGGACCAATTCCACACCGCCGGATGGTGGCCGAAGCTCGGCGATGCAGGCTGTCAGCAGGTGACCGACGAGGGTGATCGCTGCATGGCGCTGAAAGGCGCCGTCGCTGACGAACTCCAGAAGCGCCAACCCGGAACCGAGAGCGACGCCGACGAGCGGGCCGAGAAGCTGTTGCGTCGCGCCGTTGTGAACGGAGACTGGGAAGGCATCGCCCGCCTGGCTTGCAGCCTCCGGAATGAGGTCACCGCCTTCCACGGGAAGCACTGACCCATGGCGATCGCCCTCAGCATTCAAACCCGGCAGCCTTGTGCTGCCGCCCCCTTCGGAGCGGTCCTCACGTCGCTCCACCCCGCCGCTGCCTGGGCCGGCCTGCCGCCCGAGACCCGGGACGCCCTCGGCACCACCCTCGTAGATCTCGTGTTCCAGGACTTCCTCTCGGGCGCTGCCTACGCCGAAGAGGACCGGGTGCTCACCGACGACGGTCAGCGCAGCGCCGCCATCGAGCGGGCCGAGCGTCTGCTGAACCGGATCTACGACGACGTCGCCGCCGCGCTGCCGGCGCTGTTCGGCCCGGCCGGTGAGAACCCGGCTTGGGTCGAGGACTACCGCGCTGGCCGCCTGACCATGTCGAACGAAGGGGTGCTGTCGTGATCTCTGCCCAGACCACCACCGACCCGCACGTTGCCTACCGGCATCGTCTCCTGACCGCCTATGCCTGGTTCGTGGCCTCCAGGCCGATTGAGGGGAGTTCGAATCCCTCTCTCTCCGCCCATAAGGCCGCGCAGGCGGTGAACAGGGCTAAGCGACACGAGGTTGCTCGCGTCCTTGCCTTGCCCGTTCCTGCGACGCTGGACGGCCTACGCGTCTTCGGTTTGGCGCTGGCACTGTCGCTTGAAGGCACCTCCGTTGAGGGCGACACCGACGTAGCTGCGGCGCGTGCGATCCTCAGCGCCACCCAGGAGGGCCTGCCGCCAGGATTCATCGGTTTCGGCGACGAACCGGATTACGATGACCGTGACCGGGCCGCATGGACCGGCACCGGGTCTCTCCCCGCATGGGCTCGCGACGGCAAGGCTGCGCCCGACGATGCCGACTTCCTGGCGGAGGGACGGGCATGAACGCGATCGGTCGCCTCCCGCCCACCCGCGGCCTCGTCGGGATCGACGTCCTGCTGATCGAGGGGCGGGTCATCCACCTCGACGACATTCCGACAGCCGAGGAGGGGCGCCAGCTTCTGGCGGTCCTCGACGGCGAGATTGCCAGGATCGAGGACCAGCTGTCCGCCGCCGATCTGCGCGGCGCGGATCCGGAGTGGCGCCGGCGCGCCACCACCGCGCACAAGCGCAAGCGCCGGATTCGTCCTCGTCTCCAGGAGCGAATCGGCACCCTTCGCCGGGCTGAGCGGGACCAAGCCCACTCCGCCGACACGCTCGCCGCCACCTCCGCTAAGGACGGCCGGCGGCGTGCCTTCATCCTCGCCGCTCAGCAGCTACTGAGCCACGAGGTCGTGACAGAGGTCTGGGCGCGGGCTGCCGAACTGAAGCCGGACCTGTTCACGGACAGCGGATCAGCCGAGGGCTCGGCATGACCGCGCCCGATCCCATCCTCGTGGCGATCACCGCCCATCGCACCGCTTACGATGCCTTCCAGGTCGCGCCCGAGGGCGAGGCGTCTGTCCTCGCCGAGGAGGCATACCGCGAGGCTGGTGACGCACTAATCACGACGGCGTGCACCACGGCTGCTAGTGCGCTGAAGCTCCTCGACCATCTGCGCTGGTGGCTTGCCGACGAGGCCGAGTTCGCCGAGGCCCACCAGCCGACCTATGGGGCCGCCCAGGTCCGCGTCGCCGATCTTACGGTGCTCGCCTGTACCTGCTGGCCGGTCGAAGCGGTCGAGGCGGATCCAATCTTCCCGGCCATTACCGAAGCGGTGAGCGCCGAGGCGGCTCACTCCGCCGCGCTGTCGGACCTCGATGAGAGTAACGACGCGCAGATGCGCCGCGCCAACGCTGCAGCCGATGCGAGTTCGGTTGCGTTCGAGGCGCTGACCAAGGTCACGCCCACCACCCGGGCCGGGCTGTTCGCTCTGGCCGAATTTTACGCCCGGGAGAGCGAGGAATTCGAGCCGATGTGCGCGGGTGGTCAGTATCTGCAGCACCTCGCGGCCGCTCTAAAGGGCAGTGATTCAACAGCCCTGATTTCGGGCACCTCGCAGGCGAAACATGCATCAAATCAGCGGCTTGTCTGCCTGATTCCGCGAACGGCTGTGCAGGCCGTCTCATCGGCGAGGGTGCAGTGAGGCCGCTGCGCTCAGCCGTAAGCCAAGACAGTCTCCGGCACGCGCCGAATGGCGTTGCGCCGGATGGTCCCTTTACGCAGCGCGGTCGCCGACGGATCGGCATCGCTACGACCGGTCGGCTGGCCTGCCTCCACCTCGCCGTTGGAGAGGTAGGTGTCGAGTGGCCTCATGACATCGCGAAAGAGGCCACCCACGCCAAGGGCGTCCGTCGCTTTAGAAAGCAAAACGACTGTTCGACTTTCCAAGATGAGTTGTTGGGGCGCCACTCACGGGCGCCATGTCTGCGCGCTTTGCGATTGGGCGCACGACACGTTCCCGCTGATCCCGGAAAGTTTGTACATCACCGAACCGCGAACGGTCATCCCCCCGGGCCGTCATCAGCTTCGCCGCCAATCACGCCAACAGCGACATCTTGACGGAGCTGCCGTAATGCCGCGCGCCCGAGCTTCTACCATCGCCAATCCCGTCGCGAGGCCCGAGCCCATGAACACCGCGTTTCTCCTGCTGGCGCAGTACGGTGGCGCGGCGGTGATCCCGATCGAGCGCGTGTGCCGGGACTATTTCTCGCACCTGACGCCCGAGAAGCTGGTGCGGAAGATCTCCGCCGGCGAGATTGCCCTGCCGCTGGTCCGCATTGAGGCGAGCCAGAAATCGGCCAAGGGGGTGCACCTGAACGACCTCGCGCGGTGGGTCGACGAACGGGCCGAGGCCGCGCGCAAGGAGTGCAGTCAGCTCTGCGGCTGA